CGAAGACATGCTGCGTGATCTCCGCACCGAGATCGGCATGGACAAGCCCGAGGACAAGGAGGATGAGCAGGAATGACGACCAAACAGACCACCCCATCGCCTATGCTGGTACTGGGACGTCACAACATCGCCCCGGCATACTGCCCACCTGAACGCCTGGAAGAACTAGAGCGCGAAGCCTATAACCTCTGGTGCAACTCTCTGTCGGGGGAAGAAGAGTTCCTCGAAGAAAACACGGGGGCCGCTGAAGCGATCGCCATGATCAAATGGCAGGCCGAGCGGATCGCGGAGCTGGAGAAACAAGTCCAGACCGCACCGATCCGAGCGTTGATCGAAATGTATGACAGAAATGAACTCGAATACGACGACCTCTACAGTCAAATCCAGTCGCGCATCATGGAATTGGCTCCATTTACGGACGACTGGATGATAAGCGTCGACGAAATCTGGGGCCGTTGGGATGACGAGTTCGCTGACATGGAGCAAGAGGTATTCAGTTTCGTGGACGAGATCCGCGCCGCCATCGGCATGGAGAAGCGGGAATCTGGGGAAGTCCCGTACACTGACCTAAAGTCAGTACTGGACTCGCACTACGCCAATCCGCGGCTTATGGAAACGGGAGAGGTTTTCGTTTGGTGCATGAAGATGAAAGATAGCTTGCCTGCGGGACTTCAAGAGTTGATACATGATTGGGAAAAATCCGACGACACGGTGGAAAATAACAAGGACTTTATCGCCCGCATCCGCGCCGCCATCGGCATGCCGCCGAAGGAGGAACCGACATGCTGACCGCCGCCGAGATGCGCCGCTACACATCGATCCTGAAATTGTCACGGCAACTCGCTGAGATCAAGCCAAAGGACGCCGCAAAACTGACAGACGCTTCAATCGCTTCTGTCATCGAAGCAGCGGTGCCGATCCTGCAAGGGAATCAGTCTATAGAGGTAAAGAGTACCGACGCAATGATCAAGACCTCTATGATCGATTTTCTGATGGATAACGGTACGATCAACATCGAGTTCATGAACGGTACCTCGTACCGGATCGTGCCTTTGGAAAGGCCATTCGGAAGCCGACAGGTACTGATCGGATCTGACAACGTCAAATTCGAAACAGCCCGCGCTGCCATCGATCACGTCTTGAATCTCCACTGTCAAAACGAAATGGATGGGTGGAAGGAGGTCGACCCGGAGTGAGCCTGAAACATCACGCGGAAGTCATCCCCGCCCTAGCAGCTCTGGAAACGCTTGGAGAGCCAATCGAGAAAGTGGTAGCAGAGAAACATATCGGCATCACTCGTGCGGAGATGGAGCGGGCCAAGAACGACGGCCGACACGAAGTCATCGAGGAGTTGCGCCAGAAAGTAGCGACTCACCTCCCGCATGTGATCGGGCTGATCCACTGATGTTGTTGTACATCTGCTTAACCTGTGGTGAGTTCTGCACCGGCGACGAGGATCGCCGGGAGCGGAACCGCTGCGAGGAATGCGAAGGAGCGATTGAAGATGGACCTGACCAAGATGTTTGAACTGCAGCGCCAGCATGACGCGGCGCTGATCGAGAAGAACGGCCTAACGGGTGACCTGTTGTCCCGCAAGGTGCTGGCGCTCCAAGTGGCGGTGGGCAAGGTCGCTGAGTTGGCAGGGGTTGGGCAGTGGCACACGACGAAAGAGGCGCGCACGGCTGGAGCAATCATCAAAATCTCCTTGATTCTAGCGGATGCCGCCTATTGCAAGAAGTGCGGTGATGCTTGGGACATCGAGGTCGAGCGGTGCCCAACGTGCGATCATGGGGAGTTCATCCCGATCAAATACACCAACCCGCTCTTGGAGGCATACACCGAGGCGTTGTCGCTGATCCTCTCCATCGGAATGACTATCGGATATGAGTGTGTCGAGCTTAATGCACGATACCCCATTACTTTTAGGACTGCGGAAGAAATCCTCCTTCACCTTTTTCATGATGCATTCCATCTGGATAAAGAACAACAAATGGGAATCTTCGAGTACGAGTACTTCATCGTCGGGTACTTCGAACTTGGGGTAGAGCTTGGCTTCACCGAGGAACAGATCGAGACCGCATACCTGGAGAGCATCGAGCGCCAGCGGGCGGCGATCGGCTAATGAACTACTACTGGGTTCGAGTGTTCGACTATTCCAACGAGCGTGACCAGCACGACAAAGGCACCATGCTTGATGAGTTCTACCTGAAAGGGGATGACCTCAGCCGTGACGCGGCAAAGCAGGCAGTTCGGGATCGCTACGGCGGACAGGCAGCGACCGAGATTAAATTCGCCAAGCCCCGCAAGTCCGACGGGCTGTACGCGGTCGTCATGGATTCCGAGAAGTTCTTCTACGATCGGTTCTACTTGGAGATCGACACCCACTGCTTCTGGTGCCACAAACCGATCAAAGGCAAAGCTGCTGAGTTCCCGCACTCGTATGGAGGAGACGTTGAAAAGCACATCTACGACCTCGATGATCCCGAGACAGTGTACTTCTGCACCTACGGTGATCGGCGCGCCTATGAACGAGTTGTCCGCAATTCGGTAGAAGGCGAGTACCAGGAGAAGCAGGCTGGTCAAGGAGGCGAGGTTTGCGGATACATCTACCTGATCTACAACCGGGCCGAGAACAAGTACTACATCGGACAGGCGAAGCACATGCCGTTCTTTCGATGGCAAGAGCACGTCAAGGACGGTGCCAAGGGCGAAATCTCCGACATGTCGTTCAGTGTCCTCACTGAGGTGCGGCGCGATCGCCGGTTGACGGACGAAGGTAACCAAAAGTATCTGAACAGCATCGAGGCATGGTGGATCAAGAAATACCAGCACGAAGGTCACGATGTGTTCAACATCGCCAAGCCTCATATCACCATCGACAGTCTCCGACAACGGTTCAACGACATGATCGCGAAGCGACCCGAGCAAGCGGCACTTGCACTTTAGACCGCCACCGAGCGGATAGGAGGATACCCATTATGAGCAAGTACGCTTTTTGGGACGGATTGACCACGCTCGAAAAATTCACATTAGCAACGATCGTCCAAGCATTCATGGCTGACCCATACGGTTCTGGCGACCGTGATCGCATGCGCGATACATGCGCAAATCTCCTGACTCTGTACACGGGCGGTACAGTAGATGAGCGCCTTGGAACCGACTCACTCTTTAAATGGCTCCGCGATGAGAAAGGAGTCTACAAAGAAGTCCGAACCTACACTCCGATCATTAACGGATCTCTGGGACCGACTTGCATCAACCCTGCTGATGCCGCACGAGAGCTTATCGAAGACATCGCAATGGGATATCCGGAGTTCGTAGAGCCGGAGACATTAGTCGAGGATTGGGCGCAACGAGTAGCCGATGTTGACCTTGGATGGCTGCATATGAGAACTGTTAATTGGTCGCCGAAGGAGTACCCCAAGAACACGATCATCGTCAAAAACAGAAACCTGCTTGAGCTTGAGTGCATGCCAGAGTACAACGCATAAGCCCTCAAGCGGGCAGAGGAGGGGAAAAGTATGAAGGGCAAGTGCGAACACTGCGCACATTGGAGCAAGCGCAAGGGGTGCAAGAAGTCGGAGAAAGTCCAAGCGCAAGCGGGCTATAACTCCGACTGGGGCTGGTACGAAGAGTGCCCGTTGTGGAAGGGGATGACGTTGAAGGCGTACCTCGTAACCGAAGACGATGGAGACAACAGCGAAATCGTATTTGCTCACACAAACGGTCAAGCGAAGCTGATCGGACTAGGGCGGGATTGGAGCTACGGAGAGTTTACGGAAATGAGAGCTCTGCGTAGACCCGAATATGACCGTTACGCAGAGCAAGGTTGGGTACCGAAAGAGGAGCTGCTTAAAGACGGTTGGTGGTTCGATTGCCACTGCGGATACGCACGACGAGATTTCAACGCGATCGTGATCCGAGAAGACGTGTATTGCGAGAAGTGCCAGCACAAGGCGCAGGTTGGGGCATAGCCCAGAGGAGGGGAAGAGAGTGGCAAAGCAAACGAAAGTCTCCTGCGAGACGTGCAACAAATACAGAGGCGGTGGCTACTGCAGTCTCAAGGCTGACCAACTGGACGGCACGCGGAGAGAGTGCAGCACCTACACTCCGACCGCAAAGAGCATCAAACTGAGCCCCGCGCAGGACACGCTCATCAAGGCGCTCGCTGAACGCTGGGAGCAAGGTGGCTACCTCTACCAGTGGGGACATGAAGCCCGTACATGGGATGTGCTTCAGAAGCGTGGACTGATCGCCTACGATTCAAAGATTGAAGAACAGAGTCAGCGGCACTACATAACCAAACTGGGTTATGAGTACGTGAATCTCGCCAAGCAAGCCGAAACAGCATAGCACCAAGCCGAAATTTCGAGAGCCCATAGGCTCTCTTTCGGCGTTTCACCAGCACGAAATTCGAGGAGGACGATGAAGATGGCACAAACGGCAATCCAGTTCGCATTCGCAGGGATGGAGCAAACGAACGGCTACGAGGAGATCAAGAGGAGCGTGGTCGAAATGTTGAAGGCGTACCCGAAGCTCAACGCCAAGATCAACAGCGCCAAACGCCGATCCGAGGGCAAAGGTCTTGTGATCCGTCCGTTCCAACTCGACCCGGAAGTCTTCCAAGCGTTGAAGACCGTAGGGCGCGCCTATACCGCCGACAGCGCGGATCTCATGCATAGCGAGAAAGCGGAGCGCGTGTTCCAGAGCCTGTCTGAAAAATCGGGTATCGACAGCGCAGTACTCGACCAAATCGCGGGTTTGCTGGCGGGTACGACTCCGTTCGGTGGCGAGGGATACTCTTATGGGGGAAAGGTGTTCGCAACACGTGAGGCGGCACAGGAGCGGGCGCAGGGGGATGCATTGCAAGAGGTGGAGGACTTGACCGCGCAGAAGGGCTTGATCGAGGAAGCCCTGAACGACCTCAAGAGCTTCGCACCGCACCTAGAGAAACTGCTGCGCGTTCGGTACATCGATGGGGAGAAGATCACGGCCGCCTGCACGAAGTTGGGCATCCAACCGCGCACGCAAGATGACTGGCACCGCGAAGCCGTCGGGGAGATCGCACCGCTTCTGGGGATTGGACGCGGGTGGTAGAGTCGATGCGCATTTTCTGCGTACTTTCTGCGCATAGTCTGCGCGAATCTACGAATTTACCGTGCTACTATGATAGCGTGGAAGACAAAGCAACAAGGCGAGAAACACCAGACGATGGATAGACCACACGGATGAGTTGCGGGGGAGCCCGCCGTCCGTGTGGTCTTTCTATCCTATGTGCGGTCATAGCCAAGAGGTAAGGCGCCTGCCTTCCAAGCAGGTAAGCGCGGGTTCGATCCCCGCTGACCGCTCCACGTCGCCGTAGCTCAGAAGGATAGAGCACCCGCCTCCTAAGCGGAAGGTCGCAGGTTCGAAGCCTGCCGGCGACGCCACAAACCTCGACGAAAGGATGGTAACCATGACTTGGACCTAGATTCAGCTCGCGGGAGTAGTTGAGCCTGCGCCCGCGAGCGAACCGCAAGACCACAATCGATGCATAGCCACTTCACAGGCATAGGTGTTCACCCGCCGCGCTTAACAGGACGCGGCGGTTCCTACGGGCCTATAGCTCAGAAGAGTAGAGCCGCCAGCTCATAACCGGTTGGTCGCAGGTTCGAGTCCGGCTGGGCCCACCACTTGAAAAGACCACCTGCTACGCGATCGGCGTCGGGTGGTCTTTTCGTTACACAAAATCAGCAGGTCGACTCACAAACCGAGATGCTGAACCTGACACCACCGCCTGGTTAAAGGGTGGTACATATCCCGAAAGGACTGATCCCATGAGCACCACCGAAACCGTAACCATCCATCCGACAAAAGGTCGCAATGTCTACTTTAATTCGCCCGACGGCGAGTACGGCAATACCGAATGCGCATCGATCATCACAGCTGTAAAGAGTGAGGACGTTGTGAGTCTGGTTGTGTTCACAACCACTGGATTTTACCATGTGATCGATTGTGTTCGTGGCCAAGGAGCCAACCAATGGGACTGGATGCCGTACCAGAAGGAACAGGCAGCGCGGCAATTCGAGGCAGCACGACTCGTCGGCACCGTCGCGCATCAGACCGAACCGTTGCCGGCAGTCGGTGAGAACGTTCTCTATGTCGATGCGAGCGGCGTTGACTATGACGCGGTGGTTGATCACGTTTGGCCGTCCGTGGTGAACCTGACCTACTACATGCAATGTGGTGGCACCAACGGTGCAACGTCCGTACCGCCGTATTCTCCGGGCATGACCGGCAACTACTTCAAGCGCGTTGACAAAGCGGCCGAGCGCACCGACATCCCGGTAGAGCACATCTGCTAGTCGACCGATGACCACGCCCACCACCTTCTCCAAAATCCCAATCGCTTGGGAAAATCAGAGTCGGTGGTGGGCGTTGCTGATCCGTTGACCAATTTGTAAGCTAGCGCTTATGCTTGTAGTCGAGGTGATACGCATATGGAGAACGATCGATACGTATTAGATTGCGGCGGTGAATGGATTCTCGAATTCGACCCCAAACCACACTACGAACGCGTCATACCAGAAATGCTACATGCAATCATGACGCAGATGGAGAGAGGTACTTACGTGATCAGGACGAACGCCAAGCATGAAGTTAAAAAGGACGTGACCTACACCTTTGAGGTCTTCGGAATCGAATACACCATTTTGAGAGAGCGGAGATAAATCCTCGCTCTCTTTTCTTTTGACCAAACAAGAGGAGGGAACCCCTTATGGCGCAAGTGTATTTGACCCAACAGGGCATCTATCAACACAAGGCAGAATTGCTCGACATCCAAGAACACCACCTGCCGGAAGCTAAGGCGTGTGGCAATGAACAAAATGTTCAGTTCTATGAAGCGCGGATCAAGAAACTGCGCACGCAGCTCGCCAACTGCATCCGCATTGAGACGAGGACCCCGATCCAATCCCCGATCGCGGATGTCGAACAGGTTTGGAACGAGTTCTGGAAGCCACTCGTCACCGATGCAGAAGGCAACGTCGACATGGATCAGGTGAAGAAGGAACTGTGCGATCTTCACTTCCTGATCAAGAACGTCGGCAAAGTCTACGACCACATCACTGGGTTCAGAATCACCAAAGTCACCGCTGATCCTGCGATCGTCATCCAAGAGGCAGAGGAGCACTACCGAATGATCTACGAGCGAGAAGAGGAATAGAAGGAAGGGATAGACGCATGTTTCGTTTGGACTGGGATGACTTCCCGTGGTACCACCTGTTGTGGCTGGTTCCCTTCTGTCTGTTCATATGGTGCTGTCGCGGAGTGGCGTCTTTGTGTAGCGGGGTGAAGAAGCGATGACCCCGATCCAAGACACCTACCGTCGCCGGATGGTTGGACGAGCACGAGTCTACCGGGCCGTTCGCCGTAAGCGTCGTACAGAGCGAATGGTCAGGACGTATTACCCAACCGCGTTTTTCTGGCTACTCGTACTCTACCTAATTGCAAGGCTGACATAGAGAGGAGGGATACGAGATGACAGGAGCATTGACAGCGATCGCAACGCTCGCACTTGCGGCATTTGTAGTTGCCGGCTGGAGTGCATGGCGAGAAGAACGTATGAAGCGGGAGGTAGCCCGATGAGTAAGTATGAATACCGCCGCGAGAGCCCGCAAGAGCCGCCGAAAGTACCGATCGGTTGCGAAGGTTGCATCTGGCTCCGAGACAACGGAGGGCGGTACTCCTGCCCGTATGCGCGGTGCGTGCGGGACGGGTGGTCGGTGGGGAAATAGAAAAAACCACCCGGTCGTGTGGGTGGTTAAGTGTGCTAATTAAGTAGAGCGTGGATCAACATGTGCCAAGTGGTAGTGTGGATAATAGCAATTACAATAGCTGATTCAACATCAATATAGATCTGAAATTTTCCGAAATAAATACGCATAATATTTTCCTCCTGACCAATTGGTCAATTAATTATGGCCTTGCGTCGTTGCATCTATAGGTTAGCAAATCAATACATTAAAAACCGCACTTTTTGTCCATCGGAAAACATGTTCACAATATTGGGCAACCCCCTCCTTCAACTGTACGACGTGCCCTGCAAGGTAATGATAGCAATGCGAAATGATAGTGTCTGCGCAAATGTCCAAGTGTAAGTAAAGTCTCTAAAAATTGGACAACCGCCAACTCCTTGAAATCAATATAGTACGTAAGAGCTATGAGTGTCTCGAAATCTGTGCAAGAAGTGTGTAGTTATTTTCATGCTGTATTTTGATTGATTGTGCACAACAAACTACACTGAGAAATTCGGATTCACATTGACATTTTTGAAATGAGAACTTGCAAACGTCCATCTAAACAGGTGGGCGTTTTTGATTTCTCTGATTCAAGGAGGTGAACGACCCGATGAGCCTAGACTTTGAAGACAAGATTCTGAGACGCTTCGAACTTGCCGAGCGGCGAAAGGCAATGAAAGAAGAGATGGACCTGCTCGACGAGGAAATAGAAGCGCATTTCAACCTCTCGTCTATTGATGGCGATATGGTGATTCCGCTGCCGAACGGAGAGTTCGCAGTGGTGAGCAAGAAAGCCTATATCAAGGACGTGTTTGATAAAGACTCTTTGGCAAACGAGATGCTGATCGCCAAGGACGAGCTGAAAACTCCGTTCGATTTCTCGATCCTCACCTCGCAAGGCAAACTCACGCCGGACATGATCTCCAAGCACACGACCCCTGAGTCGATCATCAAGATCAGTCTGCGGAAGCGCAAGACAAAACCGAAGAAGAAAGGATGATCGACATGCAAGTAACCGTCAACGTCGACCTGAAGAACGTTGGGTTGTTCCAAGAACTCGTCGGCCTGCTGGGTCGCGCCATCCAGACTCACCCGGAACGTGACAGCCTGATCTTGGAATACAACGCCTTGGTGCATGATAAGAACCCGTACCTGATCACCGCTCCAGACAGCGAAGGTGCGCGCCGCATCGCCGCCAGCAAGGGCCTGACCCCGAACGACTGGGTGTACGTACCGCTCGATGAACGGACCCGCTCGCTCGTGCTGGAAGACCGCACCGGCTACCGTCGAGAGAAGTTGATCGGGTCGTTCACCGAGGAAGAGATCGAGATGTTGACTGGTTATGCCGCCAAAGCCTAAGAAGCCTTGTGCGCAACCTCGCTGCTCAACACTCACCATTGAGAAATACTGTGCGCAACATGCCCACAAGCAAGCGGAGCAGACAGCAGAGAAGGACGCTCACTACGATCGGTTACACCGAGATCCGAAGGCGACGGCTTTCTACAAGTCGATGCCGTGGCGGCACATGCGCATCTATATCAAGCGCCGAGACGTAGGGCTCTGCCAGATCTGCTTGCGAGACAAGCGGATCACGGCGGGCACGCTGGTCCACCACAAAGTACCGCTACTCAACGACTGGGATCGCCGACTCGATCCGACCAATCTTGAACTGGTCTGTAGTCCATGCCACAACCGAATCCACAACATGATGAAAGGAGGAATTTGAATGGGAACCAGATCGAACAGAGGGATGGTCCTCGAACACATGATCGAGGCATCCAACCGCACCTACCGGGACAAGGGAATGGCGCTGGTTACAAAGCGGCCGACGCCGATCCGCATCGAACGAATCACAGCAGGCAAGGTGTATGGCCATCTTGAGAAGGCCAGCACAGTAGACTTCGACGGCGTGTACCAGCGCCGCGCCTTGCAGTTCGAAGCGAAGCAGACAGGAGACACGAGCCTGCCGTTGGCGAACTTCCATGAGCACCAGATCACACACCTACGACAAGCCGTCCAGCACGGCGCTGTAGCGTTCGTAATCGTGGAGTTCACTAGGAAGCGTCAGACGTTCTATCTGCCCGCAGAGCGCCTGTTCACCGCGTGGGACAACCGTATCGGCGGTAGGAAGTCGATCGCATACGACGACATCGCACTCACCTGCTTGGAGATCAAGAGCGGGCGCGGCGTACCGTTGGACTATCTGGCCTGTGTAGATGAAGTGCTCAGGCAAGAGAAGCTGATTGCATAGAGAGGAGGATGTACCGGTGGAGAACCTGATCCGACAGATCCGCGCAGCATACCATCGTTTGCGAACGATTCGCCACACCAAGCAGAAGATCATGCTCGAAGCAATTGGGGAGCGTGACGACCATCCGGCGGATAGCACGACGGCCCGTGTCCACATAGCATTGGAACAGAAGATCGTGCGCAAGATCCGCTACCACCACATGAAGTGGATGATCAACGCGAAGCACACACATCACGTAGAGAATGTGACCAGCATGCACATGACAAGCACAATGAACGAAGGGTTCAAGCGCCGTGTTTCGAGAGACTTAGGAGAAAAGGCAGCATGGAGCTGTCTCTCTGAACCAACCAAAGCGAGACGGGAATTGATGGAACTGCTTGTTTTCTCTGTTTTGGATAGTAACGGAACGCCGAAGACCTGGGACGAGATCGCGGATTCACTCAAAGCAAAGCTGCCGTTGTTCCCGACGAGAGAGCAACAGGTCAGTGTATTGCGTGAACTTGCAGGAGTTACGGGCGGCCAGTGGCTCGCGGAGCAAATGGACAAACGGCCATGAAAGACATCCTCAAGCTCATGGGCCTTAGCAAAGCGCCAGAAGGATACAGCGTACAGCAATGTGAACAGCACGGCGGATACCTGGTAAGAGCAGACGTAAGCCGAGAGTGTCCACACTGCAACCCTGAACTCCATCGACCAGCAGGCATTACGAACAGAGGGGGAGCGTAAGGGAATGGGACAGCTCAGCGAGTTGATGCAACGCCACTGGGAGCAACGCAACCAAGACCTCGACAACTTTCGTGCAAACTGTGCTAAGGCGCGGGAAGAGATACGAGAGATCAACCGACAGATGCAAGAGCAACGAGAACGATTCCTCAGAGAGTCAAGGATGAGATAGAACATTCGTTCTCTATGTTAAATTGTTTATAATTTGCACACAATACACACAACTAAGGTAATTGTACAAGTTGTTCGAACAATTAACACACTTAGATTTATTTATCACAATTGATCGAACAATTGAAACAATTCTGTCATATAGACTAAATTGTGTATATTTTGTGTACAATTGACGCAATTTGAAAGAATTGTGTTAATTGTGTGTACAATTTGAACAATTTGAACAATTTGAGATACCCCCCTACTTTGGAAGCTAGAGGCAACGCCGACGCGACCGCGCGGGCAGCCTTCTTTAACCGAAACTCCTTTTTCGCACGGTGCCTTAGGAAACGCCCTTGCCCTTGTCAGGGCACATCAGGAAGGAGGTGATACCCTGTGCCGCGACAACGTGAATCTGTCGATTCCTTGCTCGTGAAAGGCAAGTCGCATTTGACCAAGGAGGAAATCGAACGTCGCCGTGAAGCGGAAAATTCTTTCCGTCCGCCGACTGACAAGGTCAAGTGCCCTACTTGGCTTGATAAGGAATCTAAGAAAATTTGGAAGTCTCTACAGGAAGACCTCTCAAATCTTGGTCTGTTAACAAACATCGACGTGGTGAAACTCGCCATATTTTGCGATTCCGTTTCCAAGTACCGTGACGCAACCGCCAAGATCAACGAGCAAGGACTTACGATCCAGTACACCAACGCAGCGGGTGCGACTAACCCAATGAAAAACCCGCACATTTCAATTGCCAATATGTACGCTGCAATGATCAAACAGTACGGTGGATTATTTGGCCTGTCCCCGGCGGCACGCTTGAAACTGATGGCTCCGCCGGAGGATAAGAAAAAGGATGCGTTTGCTGAGGACTTCGAAGAGGATGATGACGATTGATAGACGCAGTCACTCGCTATGCTAACGCAGTGCTGTCGGGGGAGATCGTTGCAGGTCTGTATGTGAAGCTCGCATGTGAACGTCATCTTAACGACTTATTGCGCCAAGGCACCGAAGGATTCCCCTATGTGTTCTCTGAGAAGAAGGCCAAACGAATCTTCAAGTTCGCCAAGTATTGTCGGCACGTGAAGGGTGAACTGGCCGGACAGCCGATCAAACTTGATCCGTTCCAGAAGTTTATTTTGGGGAGTATTTTCGGATGGGTACACACTGACACCAAACTTCGTCGTTACAACAAAGCATATGTCCAAGTCGCGAGAAAGCAAGCGAAGTCGACGAAGCTATCTGTTGTCGGGCTCTATATGCTGACCGTTGACGGTGAAGGTGGACCAGAGGTCTATGCGACCGCTACCAAAAAGGACCAGGCGAAGATCGTCTTTGATGACTCAAAAGCTATGGTGAACAAGTCGCCGGATCTCAAGCAACGATTGAAAGTGACGCGAGAAGCGATCAAGAAAAGGGACGACGAGATCGCCAAGTTCGTTCCGCTCTCAAAGGATACCAAAACAGCTGACGGTTACAACCCGCACCTTGGTATTTTGGATGAGTACCACGCACATCCAACGAGCGAGATGTATGATGTCCTTGAATCTGGCATGGGACAAAGGGCGCAACCACTGCTCTTTATCATCACAACCGCCGGTTTCGATTTGAGTGCTCCTTGCTATTCGGAGTACGAGTATTGTTGCAAGATTCTCAAAGGTGACATGGAGAACGACAACTACTTCATCTACATCGCGCAACTGGACGAAGAGGACGACATCAACGATGAAAGTGTCTGGATCAAGGCGAACCCTTTGTCCGCACAAACAGAACGTGGGATGAAGTACCTACGACAGCAACTGTTGGAGTCTAAAGACAAGCCAGAAAAGCAACGATCAGTTCTGACGAAAAACTTCAACAAGTGGATCAACATGCGCCCTGCTGGTTACATGAATATGGACAAATGGAAATTGTGTGCCGCGAAGTTGGGTGAGTTTCCGGATCTGCGAGGCCGTATCTGTTACGTAGGTATCGACTTATCCAAGAGAATCGACTTGAGCAGCGTGGCGTTTATCTTCCCCTTGGAGGATGGGATATTTGCGGTGAAAAGTCATTCCTTCATCCCGTCTGAAACACTCACTCAGAAACAAATGACGGACAAACAGGATTATTCCAAGTGGGTGAGGGATGGTTGGATCACAGCCACTGAAGGCGCGGTCATTGACTATGAATACATCAAGCGTTACATCATTGACACAGCGGTTGAGAACGAGTGGGTTATTCAGGAAATTTGCTATGACCCCTACAACGCTACTCAGTTCGCGCAGGGGATGATGATAGAAGGTTACGAGATGGTCGAGATCCGGCAGGGTATGAAGACGCTATCTGAACCGACGAAATCCTTCCGGGACCTTGTTTACGATTTGAAGGTTATCCATGAAGACAACCCCGTTCTAAACTGGGCAATGACCAATGCAGTTCAGAAAGACGACGCGAACGAGAATATCATGCTCGACAAGAAAAAATCCACTGAGCGAATCGACCCAGCAGCCGCATTGGTTAACGCTCACGTTCGGGCAATGCTACGAGTGGAGAGTAACAACGAGATACAGGTCTGGTCGTTCGACTAATGAGAGAGGAGGAAGGAGATGGGACTTGCACAACGTGTGATTTCATTTTTTAGAAGATCCGAAAAGCGCAGCAGTTTCGGATCATTCTCCAAGTGGTTTGATCCTGTCAATATCTTTAGCAAGTTAAACAACGGAACGCTCGCTAACAACGAGACGATCTTTGCAGCGGTCAACCGATTGTCCAACTCGCTGGCTAGTCTTCCGTTGAAGGTATATAAAGACTATCAGCCAATTGGAACCAAGATCGCGGACATGATGGCGAACGGCCCGAACTCGTATATGACCAGTTTCGTCTTTATTCGAACGATGGAAGCCTTCCGCAACACGAGTGGTAACTCCTATGCCATCAAAGAGTTTGATGATCGGTACCAGGTTGTAGGCTTGCACATCTTGGACCCAGCGAAAGTTGAGCCAGTCATCGAACGTGACTCCAAGGAGCTGTACTATAAAATCCAAGGAGACGATGGGACTTACTACGTCCATAACTTGGATATTGTGCATGTGAGCTACGTGCATACCACAGGTTTTAAGGGTATATCGCCATTAGATGTACTCAGGAATTCCATCGAGTACGACGCAAAGGTAAAAGATTTCAGCCTTACGCAGATGGAGTCAGGACTCAAAGCGTCCTTTATCCTGAAATCTAGCAGTATGCTTGACCCTGCGAAAGCCGAATTAAAGCGAAAACAGTTTCAGGATTTTTATGCAAAGGGCGGTAAAAGCGTCATTGTTCTTGAAGGCGGGGATATGCTTGATGAGCTCAAGCAGAACCTGATCGATACCAAAGTATTCGAAGTTGAGAAGATTACGCGGACACGCGTAGCGACCGTGTACAACATGTCGCCTCACATGCTGAATGATGGACAAGAGTCTTTCTCAAGTATGGAGCAAAAGACGCTTGAGTACGTGCAGTTCACCTTGGCTCCGAATGTTCGAATGTATGAGCAGGAATTCAACAAGAAACTTCTGACTCCTGAAGAACGAGCATCTGGTGCGGCATTCAAATTTAATCTTAACGGTATCCTCCGTGGCGACATCAAGACGCGCGGAGATTTTTATTTTAAGGGAGTTCGGTCTGGGTGGTTCACGCCGAATGAAATTCGGGCGTATGAGGAACTCCCTCCTCTCGCGGGTGGCGAAAAGCTTTACATGAGTCGCGATCTCTCGCCGATTGATAGCCCAGATCGTGAGGGACTTGGAAAGGGGGTGAAACAGAAGAATGGAGCAAAAACCGACCCCGCAGCGTGATGAAAACCAAAATGAAATCCGTACTCTTGCGATTCACGGACTCAACACGCGGGCTAAAGGTGAAGCGGGTACAATGATCACCGGCTACGCTGCCGTATACGATGAGTACACCGAAATCCAAGACTGGTGGGGCGATACGTACTTCGAGCGAATTGCAAAGGATGCGATCGTTGACACGTTGGGAGACGGGCACGACATCTTCGCTCTGAAAAATCACAATTGGAACGCAGTTGTCGGGCGCACTGGTGCGAATTTGGTCCTAGAAAATCAGCAAAGTGGCTTGTACTTCGAGGTGACACCCAATAACTCCACCCTTGGACGTGACATGCTTGAAGACGTCAACAGCGGTTTGATAAAGGGTTGTAGTATCGGCTTCAAGATACGTGAACAGATTTGGGAATCAAAGGATGATCTGTGGTACCGCACCATCACAAAACTTGACCTGTTCGAAATCACACTGACACCGATCCCGGCCTACACGTCGACGACTGCGGAAGTTCGTAGTTTGGTACCCGGAAACAACCAAATTCCACCTGAAACGCGTGGGAATACCGATGAAATGGCCGAAAGACAGGCGATATTGGCGAACTGCAATAGAATTTTAGAAACCATCAAGGGGGAATAACCCATGTCCACTCTCTTCACGATGAAAGAAAACCTCAACATCATCGGTGCCCAACTCACCAGCGTCTCCGCAGAACTCCGCTCTAAGGCGGGTGACCCGGCGGTTAAGATCGATGACATCCGCACCCTGCAAGGTCAGCAAAAAGAAGTAGAGGAGCGTTTCAACATCCTCAAAGCAGAGATTGAAAAGCAAGAATCCGCTGAACGTAGCAAGCTGCGCGCTCAAAATCCGGTAACTTTCGCGGATTCCGACGGTCAACGAATGATAGCCGCCAAGGCTGATATGATCCGCTGCGCCATCCTTGGTCGTGAACCATCGGAAGAGACTCGTAACCTGTTGGGGGCTATCCCAAAGCCGAACGCGTCCGGCGGTGACAAGTTCCTTCCGTCCAACATGTCCAAGGAATTGATCACGGAGCCGCTCACAAAGAATCCGCTTCGTGAACATATCGGCACTACTGTGATTGTCGGACTTGAAATGCCTCGTATTTCCTTTACTTTGGATGATGACGACTTCATCACCGACGCAGATACCGCCAAAGAAATCATGTCAAGCGGGGATAAAGTATCTTTCGGACGGAACAAATTCAAGGTGAAGGCACGTATTTCAGATTCTGTTTTGAACGGTACGGACGTAGACCTTGTCAACACCGTTGAGAATGCTTTGCGCTCTGGTTTGGCTGCCAAAGAAAAGAAAACTGCCCTCGCAACTGCTCCTAAGCCGTCTGAAGATCACATGTCTTTCTATTCCGCTACGGGCGGTGGTATCAAACGCGTTGCTGGGGCTACCTTGTTAATGGCGATCAATGCGGCATTTGCTGACCTGCATGAAGACTATCGTGAGAATGCGAAAGTTTGCATGCGTTACTCTGATTATCGGGCAATGCTGAACGAACTCGCCAACGGTAATGCCTCTTTCTTTACAGCTCCACCTGAACAAGTACTAGGTATCCCGCCTATTTGGTGTGATGGTGCGACTGAACCTATCGTTGGCGATTTCAATTACTATCACCTGAACTACGAAGGTGAGCCCGTTTACGACACCGATAAGGACGTAGATAAAGGTGAGTTCCTTTTCGTTTTGACTGGCTGGTTTGACCAGCAACTCAAACTCAAATCTGCGTTCCGCATTGCTGAGGTGTCGGCCAGTCAACCTTAATGGATTGACCCAACCGTTGATTGCGAAAGTGGAAACCGCACAACCAGAAGGGCTTGCGATACCAACGGAGTCGAAGTCAAGAAAACGGCGTTCAACTCCAGTCCCCAAGCCTGACACCACAACCGAAGAATAAACAAAGAACTCGATGAGACAAGTCGGGTTCTTTGTTGTGAGGTGAGCAAATGCTCGAAGATGTAAAGCAGTACCTGCGCGTCGACGGCGACGAGGATGACGCGCTCGTCACGGAGCTGATCGAAGGTGCGCAACTCTACATTCAAAACGCCTGCGGATACAAAAACTGGTCAACTCCGAACGCCTTAGCACGTCAAGCGCTTCGGGTTCTAGTTGTGCATTGGTACGAAAACCGCGCGGCAACAGATGTAAAGGCCGGTAGTGCTCTTGCTTTTAGCTTAGAGCACATCATATACCAACTGAGGTACTGCGCTGATGAGGAGGTTCCTTCACCATGAAAGTGGGAGAACTAAACCGTCGCGTAACGTTACAAAAAAACACCGTAGAGTGGCAGGATGTTGTAACTGTCTGGGCAGCCGTTGACCCGTTGTCCGTGCAGGCCACAATCGCCGCCCGCCAAGCGGATCAACCGTACACCCACAAGATCACGATCCGATACCGTGATGGCGTGTCTACTGACATGCGGGTGATTTACAAACGCAAGGTCTTCGAGATCTCCGCAGTTATCGACAAAGAGGAGTCTCACCGCTTCCTGCAACTCCTCTGCGTCGAGTTGCAAATTGCAGACGCACAGATGTCTCAGACATGCCAGATCGAGCCGTGTACGGGCTACGGGAGGCATTCACCTGAATACGGCGCGCCTGTTGCCACTCGATGCAGAATCAACCGTCAGGCTGCCTCGAAGGACGCGACTGGTTTTTTCCCTGTCAACACAACGATCAAAAGCGGAGACCGGGTGATTTGCGATGGTCATGTCTACATCGTCCAGCACGTTGCAGAGGATCGTGGCATTGCGAACACGGCGCATAAGGAGGTGGGTCTTCGTGGACTTTCGGATTGAGTGGAACGAGCAGTTGGAGAGAGAACTGGAGCGGGCCGCCAAGGAAGTTGTGAAAGAGGGCGCGGATATCGTTCTTGCCGACTGCAACCCTCCGGTGAAATCGGGAAAATTGAAAGACTCCGGGCATGTCGAGGTGTGGCCTGACAAAGCGCGCGCACCAGCCGGCGCCTCAGTCGTTTACGACGCTCCCCATGCGCACCTTGTCCACGAATTGCCGGGAGGGCATCACTTGGAGAACGGTGAGGACAAGTGGGTGGAGAAAGCGGCGACGCGCAAGCGTAATGAGGTCCTGCGACTCTTCGAAAGCAAGATGATGGGTGTCTTAAATGAAAACGGATGACCTGCTAGATTTCTTGGAGTCGGTTGTTGGTGGCAAAGTCATCTCCTATCTCCCGGAGGAGCTAGACAATGTCGTCATGGCGCGCTTCACCGGAGGAACACGAGACGAAGAACTGCTCACGCTTCACGATCGTTCCTTCCAGGTGTTCATCCGTGACCGCGATGATGAAAAGGCAGAACAACTAGCCTTGGACGTTGAGCGGGAACTGCACGGCGCGAACGTACAGATCGGCTCGTTCATGTGTAGCATCTTTTCAAAGCACGATCCGATCCCGCTTGGCACGGATGCAAAGCAGCGGTACATGTACTCGATGAATTTCGAGTTGCAGTACCAGTAAGGAGTGTGTGGTGTGCAAAAAAATCAAAAAGTGCCAATGAAGCTCTTGGGAGATCCCAAGGGCTCTTTTTATAACCTCGGAACAACGGAAGCGCCGGACTGGCGCGCCGGTGGCGAGGTGATCAAAGTGACGCCTGACGATGCCAAGCGGTACTCCCGTGAACGCATCGCGGTGTATGTGAACCCGGATGATGACGACAGCGAGCCGCTGGAACCCCAAGTGTTCATGCAAGCTGGCGATCAAACCTTCGATCAAACGCAAGACGACAAACAAGAAACGCAAACCAAAAACGAATAGGAGGCAGACCACATGGCTGCTCTTGATATCCTCGCTTCTAGTAAACCCATCCCGCTTGGTACTTGCCGCATCGTATTTGATCCTGACAACGTGGGCGGTGCCGCAATCATTGACCGCACCAAAGGTGGTTGCCACTACAAATACAAACTCAGCACCGAAAACATCACTATGGATCAGACGGGCGATACCCCAGCTGATATCCTGCTTACGGGCGCTGAGATTGTGATTGAAGTGCCTGTGTCGACTGCTGATCTTGAACTGATCAATCGACTCACCCCTGCATCCACCATCTACACCAACGCAACTACATCGACGAAAACTGTAGAATTCACGATCCCAGCAGGGACTTCGCTCTTGCAGTACGCGAAAAAAGTCAGGGTTGAACCGTTGTCCGGAGATCCATCGCAAACAATCACTGTTTTCAAGGCGATTCCGATTCCAGATTGGGACCAAGTCTACGATCCGAAAAGCCCGCACATCAAGATGGTGCGGTTGATCGGCGTTGTTGACCAATCCAAGCGCAATCGGACTTTCTGCTTGGGCCCGGAAGAAAACCTGCCGGCATAACAACCACACTGGAGCTCGCTCACGCGGGCTCCTTTTAATTTGGAGGTATCCGCTATGTTCAGCAAGTTGATGAAATTTTTTAAAAGGCCGCGTTTTCCGCGTGTCTTCCGTGGTGTGCAATCACCCTCGATTCCGAAGGTGAAGACCGTTTGGATGGGCGGTGCAAACGGTCGCGAAGTCGTTGTTCAATCGCTCACTGTTGAACGCTATCTCGAAATCATCCCGGCGCTCGAACAGATTCCGACGCTTCTCATCAAGCAGTTTGAGTACCGAACCTCCCCTGTTGAATTCCTAGCTGCGGCGATGGATCTTGCCAAGGAAGAATTCATCGAAATCTTGGAGATCGCAAGCGGACTCGAATACAGGTTCATCGTTGAAAATGTGACTCTCGCAGAACTCGTAAGGTTCCTCAAGGCAATGTACGAGGTTAACGAGTTTGATTTCATAGCGGGGGAGATCAAGACACTTCTGGGGGGGATGCTGGAGCGGGCCAAGAGTCTGATCGAAACAGAACCTCCGCAGGATCAGTAACGCGGATGGTCGCCGCATTCTCCGCGCACGGGATCAGTAAACGCGTTCTTTTCAAGGAGTACCTGATGGTCGAGGTTCCCGCAATCATGGCGGAATGGGATCGCCGTGACGCGATGCTGGCCTTCGGCTTCTATGGCGTTCCCGGAGCTGGGCAAGCCAGTGGTGGATCGTCCACGGGTTATGACCCGCTCAAAAATCAAGAGTTCGATGCAGGCGAATTTGAACGGCTCCGCATGTTGACTGGCGGAAGTGCTTAGGGAGGAGTTGTGACATGGCAACAGTTGCTCGTATCCGCGCTGACCTGACACTCTCCACCGGTCAGTTCAAGCGATCTGTCGAAGAAGCTCGCGGAGACATGCAGAACCTCGGGGCGGCGATCCGTAACCGCGCCAACGACTTCACACAGGTCGTGCAGGTTGCCCGCCAACAAGCGGAGGTAACGCGTCGAATCGCCAACGAGGCTAAACAGCAAGCGAACGAACAATCCCAAGCTGCCCGTGATGCACGGCAGCGGTACCAGGACGCAAAGAAAGCAGCGCAAGAACTGGCCGAAGCGGCAAGACACGCCTCCCCGGAGGTCAGAGCGGCAGCGGAAGCCGCCGCAGCCGCCGCGAAGCAAGCCGCAAAAGACCTCAAAGATGAGGCGAACCTTCTACAAGAACGAGCCCGTGCAGCCCGTCAAGAAGCGCGAGAACGCCAACAGATCGCGTCGGAAGCAAAGAAGATCGCGGCTGACGCGAGAAAAGCGGCAAAGGAGCAAACAGAAGCAGCCAAAGCGGCGGCGGATGCAGCGCGCAGGCAAGCGGAGGAACAAGAGAAGGCCGCTAAGAAAGCCGCAGATGCCGCCAAGAAGCAGTCCGATGCGCTGGAAGATACCGCAAGAAAAGCAACGATGGCGGCAGCTGTCATCGCGGTTGGCGTCGTCGCAGCTATCGAGCAATACGCAAGGCTTGAGCAGTCGCTTGCAAACCTGAAATCAGTCACCGGAGCGTCAGTGCAAGATTTGGACGCAGTACGAGCGGCGGCACAGAAGGCGGGCCCTGCGTATGGTGTTCTCTCGACTACTGCCGTGGACGCTGTAACTGAGTTCGTCAAAGCAGGCGTTGACCTAAAACGTCTTGCTGGAGGCGAAGTCAAAGATGCGCTCGCATTGATGGTTGCAGGTGAACTCGAAGTCGGCGAGGCCGCGAACTATGCATCTGCCGCGCTGAACACTTACAAAAAAGAACATCTCGCGCTGAAAACTGTTGCGGACATCGCGGCAGGGGCGGCAAATGCGTCGGCAACCTCCGTCAAGGAGATGACCTTTGCTAACTCAATGCTAGGTCCGGTAGGAGCTCAGGTTGGCCAGACGTTCGAGGATGTGAACACAGTTCTCGCACTGTTCGCGAACAACGGACTTCGCGGTTCCGATGCAGGTACCAGTTTGAAGACGACGATCTTACAACTAGTCAATCCGACGGACGAGCAGAAAAAAGTCACAAAGGATCTAGGTTTGGAGTTCTTCACATCGGCTGGTAAAATGAAAACTTTCGCTGAGATTGCAGATATGTTGCATAACAAGCTCGGTCGCTTCAACGATCAGGCAAAATCGATGATTCTCGCAACATTGGCAGGAACCGACGGTGTTCGTGCTCTGTCAATCCTCGCCAACACCGGCGCATCTGGCATTGAAGAAATGAATCGTGCGATGAAGACTGTCACGGCAGATGAAACGGCCAAGATCAAAATCGATTCTCTCAAGGGTTCTTTCAAACAGATGGGAGCAGAGGCGCAGGTCGCGGCTGCAAACTTCGGTCAGTCGTTTGCACCGGCGGCGAGCGTGACGATGTCCTCGATCACCGCCTTGATTCAAAAGTACAACGATCTCAGCACGGAATCGCGTTCCGCAGTCAACAGTACAGTCGCGATGGGCCTTGGTTTTGGGGGTATCGTAACAACGGTGCTACTCCTGGTTGTCGCATTCAAAAAATTAACTACAGCCTCAAAGGAAGCGAACTTGGCGATTGGTGCTTTAGCACGTAATCCAATATTACTTGCAGCAACTGCTGTGATAGGGGTTCTAGCTTATCTAGGTACAACCTATGCTGAAAATGCAGAAGAGGCAAAGAAGTTCGCGGCAGCGCAAGATGACCTGAACAAGACTTTATCGGAAGCGCGCATCTCAAAGGATTTGACAAACTTCAAGGCCATAGGTGATGAAGCGAAAGCCATCGAGGACCTTATGGCTGAATACGAAGAGTTAAAGCGAAAGAAACAGGCGCTTTCTGAATTTGGTAACGGCCATATGTTGAGCAAGGACGATTTCAAATCACTGAAAGAGTGGGATGAAAGACTCAAAAAAATAGATGAAACACTGAAAAGTCACGGTGTAACAACTGATGATGCCATAGCGAAAGCACATGACATTCGTGCTGCGATGGGTTCAAATGTGCAAATGATGCAACTACTTGTCGAAGAGAACATATCGGACGCTGCCGCCAAACAACAGCAGATCGCTAAAATGGAGCAGCTACGCGACCGTTACCAGCAGTTGTCTTCAGCAACTTCGTTGAGCGCATCTGAGACAGCGGAACTACGCACAGTCACGGAACAGTTGAAACAAACAATGCCGCAACTCATCGTAGTTGAGGACGAGCGTGGTCGAGCGATCATTACTAACAATGAGGCGCTTAACGAGCGAGTCGAAGTTGAGAAAGCGGCCGCAGAGTCTGCTAGGATATCTGCAGTAAAACAGATCAACGAACAGATGGCGGTTGCTCAAGCTTACCTCAATAGCGCGCAGGCCGTGATAGAGGCGTATGACGCACTCACCAAAGCGCGTGCGGCCTTTCTTGCTGACTCGGTCGCTGGTATCGACCCCACGCTGTCTGACGAAAAAAGCGGACGCAGACTGTTTGTAATGGCGGACCAAGCGGCAAAGAGCGCAGAGCAAGCACAAAAAACCATTCCTGGACTGAAAGCTAAACTATCTAAGTACAAGGATGATCTTGCCAGTGTTGATAGTGGTGCCTATGCGAAACTGGGACAAGGACCTGTTGGTGAAGGTAAAGATCCTTACTCTATCCCCGATGACAAGAAACCGAAGGAAAAGGACGCTGATAAAGGGATCAGCGACTCGTATCGGCGGGATCTGGATTACTCGAAGCAATTGTTGGAGACTGGAGAGATCAATCAGGAGCAGTACATCCAGCGCCTCAAAGACATCCGGGAATCATACGCCGATTGGCTGAAACGCAACACGTCGGAGCTGTACTCCATTACAAACGAGATCGAGCATGAGGCATACGGTTACTCCAAAGCGTGGATTGAGGACAAGAAGCAATCGCTGCAAGACGCTGGAGAAAGTAGCTTGTCCATCGCGAAGATGGAAATGGACGGTTGGCAACGGGTGCTTCAACGCACCGGACTGCTGGCGGCTGATCGTGCGGAGGCTCAGAAAGAGTACGATCGATCTGCAAAAGAATACCGCGCCGCCTCGTTCGCGGACTCTGAGAAGTGGATTGGCGACAACGAGAAGAAGATGAGTCGTGCCGGCGCATCGGAACTCGACATCGCCAAAGCGACTTACGATGCATGGGCGCGTGTCAACGCCAAGCGCTCTGAGTACAACCCGGAGGATCAGGTCAAGGCAACGGAACAACTTGCAGAAGCGCAGGTGAAATTGACCGATGTCATCGCGTCGAACCTCAAGAAAGCCCGCGAGCTCGATCGTGATCAGGATATGGCCGCGATCGAGGAACGCGCCAAGGCGATGGAGGAAGCGATCCAATCCAAAATCGAAGCACTGGACAAGGAGGCGCAAGCGCAGAAATATCTCCTCGATCTCGAAAACGAACGCAAGAAACTGGCCGATCTGGAGGAACAAAGAAACAGGGTCGCCTCTGACGTTCGCTTTTCAAAGATCGAAATGGAAAACGGTGTTCTCGTCGATCACCGTGTAGCAGACACCACGCGCCTCGCTGAGATCGACAAGCAGATCTCCGAACAGAAGGCACACATCGCGGACATGGAACGCGACGAGGCGACCCGCCAGAAGCGCGAGCAGTACGAGAAGGATCTGAAAGACACGAAGGAGTCGAACGAGCGCTTGAAGGCGGCGCACAAGGAATACTGGGACAAACTCGTATCTGATGAACAAATCAACGCTGATACGCGCTCTGCGATTCAGAAGAACGGGTTAGATACAACCCTCGCTAACGTCCGGACATATCTCGGTGAGATGCAGGCGGAATACGATGCTGCCAAGGCGAAGATCATGTCCGATGGCGGAATCTTCTCTCTTGGCTCTGGCACAATCAAACCTGCGCCAGTTTTCGGACCCCCTGCTCCTCCAAGTGGTAAAACATCCGTTGCGGACATCAAAGCTCGGATGGCTGCGCGGTCGGATCAATATAAGACGGCAACTCCAGAGGAACAACAACGCCTGCACGACGAAAACGTCAAGGATGGGACGGCGGCCGGGGGCAAGTATGACCCGAAAACAGGCCAATGGATATTCCATTCTGGAGTCGACAGGGTTCCTGGTACGACAGGAGCCGACGTACCAGGAGTGACTTTGCAAGCCGGCGAGCGCGTCTTGTCCGTTTCCCAGAATCGCACCTTCGAAGCGTTCATGACTGCGGTTATGAACCGCGAGAGTGCGATGGACAGGGCTATGCGCGCCGTTGCCACCGTTTCGATGCCCGCAGCGCCTCCACAACGCGCAGGGATCGGAAACGTACAAGTCAATGTAACGATTCCAGTCGCGCAAGAGTTCGATGCTGATCGCGTTGCAGATATTGCGCACGGGGAAGTCAAACGCGTGATGAACCGTTTCATGAACGGTGTTCGAAAATAAACGCAGCCGCTCCGTTGTCGGGGCGGCTTTTCAAATTAGGAGGAGATCTCATGATCAACGCAACCAAATGGCAAGCAACAATGATCGACAACGGCAAGCTGACCGGTGGCTCCGGTGATCCGTCCGATGTAAACGTTTCGGCTGTCGCACCGGACCTCATGAAGCAATTCACGATCAGCAGCTCGTCGGAACCGTCCGTCGCCTTGTACCTCATGAACGGTCAAGAATACTGGCGGCGCGGCGGCGTGGCCTTTAAACCTGCGTGGCCGATCGTAGCTTCTTTGGCCGATGGCACCACGTTGACGATCACGCGTAACAGCGACGCTGTCGGTGATCTGTTCTTCGAGCAGCGATAAGAGAGGAGGCGGCGCGCATGTCAGTCGTCGTAGAAAGCACACCGTTGGACCCCGTACCGCTTGTGGAGATTGATGGGACCTTCACCAGCGATAACGGCGAAACGCAGACATCGTTCTTCGGCGGCAAGGTCTCGTACCGCTCTGGCGGTTACGAACTTGCCATCACCGCCCGCGACACCAAATACATCGACTTGGCGAACGGATTGGAAGATGTGCTGTATGACGCTGACAGCGCCTCCTCTCCGGTCGTCTCGCGGGGTCTGAACGTGCAGGTGGGACAAGTATACCCCCTCGTGGAAAGTTACTGGCAATTGGAAGCAGGGCGGCTCAAGCACTACATGAGCATCAAGTCAGACCTCCGCCCGCCGGATGATTTTTTAGAGGCGCCGCTGTTGGCCACGACCGACATCGTAGAGTTCGACCCGACGCTCCGGTTGCGCGCCGACGGCCGCTTCGTAGTGGGGGAATTCACGGCTTCCGTTCTGGAACTCGTAGATAGAAACGGAACGCCGGTCTTCACCCTTCCGACCATCGAGACATGGGATCAGCGCGGGGCGAAGGTGGGGGGCAAGTATGTTTGCTCTCCCCTCAACGCGGGGCGCTTGCAGATCGCCACAGCGGTCGAGTATTCATGGCTTGCCGATCAGGCGCGCATGTACCCGGTTATCATCGACCCGACAGTCCTCCCGGCCCCGGCGCTAGACTTCATGAGCGGCGCTCGTCAGGAGGTCCGACTGAGCAACGGTTGGTTGGTTGCTATGGTGCGGAACTCCAGTTGGAACCCGTACTTCTTCGTGAGCAAGGACGGCGGCACGACGTGGACGCAACTATGCTACTCGACCATGCAGGTCAGCGTGGCGAGCATCGCATCCTATGGTACGAAGGTGTACTTGCTTACGTGCGGTTCCTCCGACCAGGCATCAGACACGGCGGTTCGGACGTTCTCGTTCGATGCAACGACTGTTCTCAACAACGGATCACTATCGCAGCTCACCCCTCCGTCCACAGCTGAGGCTTATGTATTCGGTACATGTATTCTCGTGACAGACCAGAACGGAAAACTATGGGCGTTCTGGTCGGCGCAATGGGGCGGGTACAGTCAATACAACGTGCGGTACACATCCTCGACAGACGGGGGAATCACATGGGCGGCGCTACAATCACTCACGAACGAAACCACCAACGGAATCAATCATACGAATGTGTCGGCGGTGCTTCGCGGCAACGGGAATCCGGTGGTGCTGATGAACACTGCTACGTCCACGACGTACAAAATCGATGCGATCGTGTGGAATGGGACCACATGGACAACCTACCCCGTTTTCAATGGCGGGACCTATGCGCAGTTCAACCCTGTCGCGACGGTGGATGCCTCGTCAGACGCGATTGATGTGTACTGGTACGGCAAAGATGCCGTAGACTCCGCAGCGTTCAACATCCGGCATTCGCGGTCAACGGACTACTCAACGTTTTCCGCACCGACCAAGATCACCACAGGGAACACCTACAACCAGCTATCGCCTGCGCCGTTCTTGGAATCGAGTGGCAAGCGGCGCGTCTTGTGGTCCGGTCGCTCGTCGGGAACCTACGACCAAATCCGCACCGCCGCCAACGACGGGACAGGGTGGGGAGCACCATCGGACATCACGGCAAACACGACAAGCAGCGCAACGAGGCCGTTTGTGGTCTGGTCGCGCCATAACCTGAACAACGACGATGTTTGCCGCTTCGTGTACGTGGACAACAACACGATCAAAAGCGACCAGATCCTGCCGAACACCGCGCCGTTGGCCCCGTCCAATTTGACACGAGCGAACTATGATGCGACGCAGGCAGCAACGCTGACTGCACTTCATAACGACACGCCGGGTGACTACCCTAGTGCCGTCGAAGCGGAGTTCTACGACGCCTCCAACCCCGCTGTCGCCGTCTGGACATTGGCGAAGACAGGCGTACCAGCTACGTTGACGTTCACGATCTCCATACCCGCGAACAAATTCACGAACGGCAAGACCTATCAAGCGCGAGTTCGAACCTACGACTCGCAAGGGGTCGTCTCGCCGTGGTCGCAACTTCTGAGTTTCAAATGTTCTGCAGCTCCGCAGGTTGCGTTGGTGGCGATCCCGGCCAACACCGTAACGGGCGATACCTACACGTTCAGCGGGACATATTCACAGGCAGGCGGGTCTGCAGAATTGTCCTATCGATTTAAGCTCTATGACTCTACCGGTGCGACCTTGCTGCAGGATAGTCAGGACATCCCGAACTCCGTAGCAACCAACAACACGAAAACTTTTACAGGGCTCCAAAACAACACCGCCTACATGATCGAGTTTACGGCAACCTCACAGGACGGAATCGTTGCTTCAACGGGAAAGATTCCTTTCTCCGTCTCCTATACACCGCCTATGACACCGACAGTGACCGCTGTGAACAACTACTCAAACGCTAGTGTTCTGCTTACTTGGACGGCGGTGTACAAGAACCTCCTGAGCATCGCGCAAGCGAAACCTGTTGCTACAACGGATTTCAGCAGTGGATTGCAGTTGACGATAGACGGCTCAAATTCCGTTTCGTCCGGAGGGTCGTTGAAGATGTTCGCCGCAACATCGATGTCAGCTACGGTTCAAACACTGACGACCGCCCGTATCCCTATTGTCGCCGGTGCAACATACTCATTTAGCGCCTACCTGAAAACGTCGGTGGCCAGTCATAATGTGGCTCCGCGCATTTACTGGTACAACGCCGCAGGAGCGTTAATTGGGACATCGTCGGTTGCTTCGCAAGCAATCGGTTCGTCGTGGACGCGTGTGAGTCTTTCAGCGGCCGCGCTACCCGGTGCGGTTTCGTGCTATGTCCTCTTCGTCCTGAACACTCTGGCCGCAGGTCAATCGATCTGGATCGACCAACTACAGCTCGAAGCAGGTAACGCCCCGACGTTATGGCAGGCTGGTAGCATCCCGATATCCGGTTTCGATGTCTATCGCCGCCCGGTTGGAGCCGCAGATAGCGAGTGGAAGCGAATCGCCCAAGGGGCGATCTCACCATACGTTGACTACACCTGTTCGGCAGGGGATTTCGAATATGGAGTGCGTAGCGTTTCCGCTTCGAACTCGATGTCGGACTACGGCAAAGCGCAGGTGGCGCACACGTTCGCAGGTCAGTGGTTAATCGACGAGCAGAACACTTCGAACTCCACCTGCTTCAAGTACAACCAGAAGGGCGCATCTATATCCGCTGGTCAGCAACGTTCCTACACGGAAACATTTGCACGTTTTCCTCGCGAGCGCTTCGGACCGGCTTGCTACAAAAAAGGTACACTGTCCGCTCTGATGATTCCCGGATCACCAGCGCAGACGAAGGTACAGACGGACAAGCTCGACGCGATGGCCGCCTCAACTAACACGTACCTGCTGAAATTCTCCTCGGGCTACACGTATCGTGTGCGCATCGCTCCACCGCACCTAGACGTAACCTTCGGCGGTATGAAAGTGGACGTCTCATTAGACTGGACGGAGGTGGCAAGTGTATAACGCACCAGCGCCATTCATAACTGCCATGATCGGGCCATCATCGAGGTTGTACGCAAGACTTGATTTGCTCGATTGGAACGAAACACTTATCTCTCGTATCGAATCGGAGATCATCAGTGGTTCCGTCTCCGTGGACAAAGAACGGGATGTTCGGCGACAGTTCAATGTCGAGATCGACAACAGTTCAGGGAATTATACCTGGAGCATCGGTGGGTCCATTTGGATAGACAAGCGAATCAAATTCCACATTGGACTCTGGACCCCTACTGGCATCACGTATGTGCCGCTAGGAGTTTTTTTGATTGAGGAGATGGTTGCAACATCAAAACCCGATGGAACGCGGGTGACTACGATCTCAGGCGGCGACAAGTGGAAATTGCTCGACGGACAGAATCTTGGATGCTTTCTGGACACGACTGTGATCAAAGCGAAGAACGATGCCGGAGTAGCCACACCTGTTGCGGACGCAATAAAATTGATCGCCTCTGCCGCCGGAATCCCCGCCGACCAATGCGTCTTTGAATCGTGCAGTACGGTCGTACCATATGACCTAAACTACACAAGCGGCGAGGCGAGAGGAAAGGCCATACGAGAGCTCGCGGACCTTGCCGTGTATGATTGCTACTTTGATGTAGACGGTAAGCTCCGCTTCAAGCCGAAGGCGGCCGACATCACACAGGTAGCGCCGTGCTGGGTATACGACAAGTCTGATGCAACGCTGTATGCAGGATCAGAAAAGGTGCTCGATACCTCGGGGCTTTACAACCGTGTGCTGGTCATCGGAGGATCTGCGCAGACTGCAACCGTAAGCGCCCTCGCATCGATCGACGACCCGAACAGCCCGATCAGCACCACAAAGGGAGTTCGGCTGTTCCGCTACAACGGCGGGTCGCCAAACCCGTTAATCATCACAACACAGGACGCGCAGAATCGCGCTGACTACGAGCTGCAACAGCACTCGTGCATTGTCGAGAAACACCGTTTTTCGTGCTGGCAGAACTACCTTCATGAAGCGGGCGACGTGATCCGCATTCAGGACGACTGGATAGGCACTGACGATGTGTTCGAGTTGGTGCGGTTTAACATCGATCTCTCAACTAGCGGTCTCATGACCGGTGAGGCGCAGCGGATCAGGAAGGTGGTCTAACATGTCGATTCATAGTAATGACCAGTTCTACGAAGCGCTGGACAAGCGTGTTGAGGAGCTGGTAGAGAAGAAAATCGAAGCGTTGGGCTGCAGAAACGCCGATAACTTCGCAGACGGAAAAGTCGTATCAGTCAGCGGGAAGGTGGCGGCTGTCAGGATCAATTTGGACGCAACTGCCGCAACCATCCCTGTTGCTCCTCATGTCGGCGCGTTGGTAGCCGGTGATGAAGTGATTGTCTTGTGTCGGTCGTTAAGGGACAAGATCGTGATTTCGAAGAAAATTATTTGAAAGGGGGTGAAGGTGATGCAAGCAGGTGTAGACGTAGGGGAGAAGGTCGCGGAACTCAACGCGAAGATGGATATGGTTATAAGTCAGCTTAATACGTTTCAGCACACCAACATGCCACGAGCAGAAACCGAAAGTCGTTTCGAGCGACAAGGTGAACGCACAGGGCGCTTAGAGGCTCGTGTACGAGATCTCGAAGCGGCCCCGCATAAGTGGCTATCACTTGTCGTATCGATGACTGGTGTTGGTATCGCACTCATGGCATTCTTGACAAAACATTAAGGCTCCGCAAACGCGGGGCCTTTTATATTGAGGAGGATCGCTCGATGAAAGAAAAACTCAAATCTCGCAAGTTTTGGACGGCGGTAATTACGGCTACAGTTCTCGTAGCAAATGACGGTCTCGGTATGCATCTCAACGGTGAAACAGTTCTGGCGATTGCCGGGATCGCAATGACCTACATCTTTGGTCAAGCACATGTTGACGCGAAAGGGGTGACGAAGTAATGCAAAAAATTATTTGCATCGATCCGGGTCACGGCGGTCCTGATCCGGGCGCTGTAGGCGCTCACCTGCGCGAGTCGGACATCAACCTGCGTGTATCCCTGCTCCTGCGTGACGCTCTCGTTCGCTCCGGGGTGCGCGTGCTGATGACGCGTGAAACTGATGTGCTACCACTCAAGTCCGGCACCATCGGCGAGGATCTCGCGTACCGCGCGCGCCTCGCAAACACCGCGGGCGCTGACCTGTATGTCTCCTGGCACTACGATTCATCGGGCAACCCGTCCACGGATGGCGTATCGGTGTGGGTCCACCCGTCGCAGAAGGGCAAGCGCACTGAGCAGTGGGCCGTAGCGATCTCTACCAGCATCGCTACGGCCGCCAGCCAGAAGGATCGCGGCGTGAACTTTGGGGACTTCCAAGTCCTGCGCGACACCGCGATGGATGCCGTGCTGATCGAAGGTGGTTTCATCTCCTGCCGGGCAGAGGAGGCGCGCATGGCGGACCGTGCATTCCTACTCCAGCAAGCTGAGGGGGCGGCTGCGGCGCTGTGCGGTATCCTTGGCACCGCCTACGTGCCACCGTCCAGTGGAGCGCCGACCTGCGACAAGCAAGCCGCGGAGGATGTGATCGCACTCTACAGCCAGCTCGCGAAGCGCGCAACGCCTGCTATGGTGGTCGCGGCCAACTTCGCCGCAAACGCCGTCCGGCGCGCCGCTGGCATCCCGATCACAACCGACCTTGGCAAGCCTACCGCAGAAGCGGCAGACCGCATGGAAGCCTTCACGCAAGCCGTGTGGCACATGTCAACTCCGCAAGTTCAGGAGTGCCACCACATCGCCGCTGATGCTCTCCGCGCGCTGTAGCGTCTGCCTGTCCATCAATCTACTGAACCGCCGTCGGCGGGCACGCCAAGCTCAGACATCTGTTCTCTGCGCTCTCTGTCCGCTATAATAGCCTGGATGTGCAAGCCACCATCCAAGAGGTTGCGCTACTTATGCGCCGGACATAATGCCAGCGGAATGGTTCGCACTCTTCCGCAGCCGCAGACGAAATGCGTGTATGCTAAAAATAAGACACAAAAAGACCCTCGACCATATTGGTTGAGGGTCTTTTTGTGTTTAAAGGAAACTATTGATTGGTGTAGAATCATAAGTTTTAAAAATCATTCAAAAATTGGGGGGATTATTGTGAAATGCAAAGTATTGCTTGTTGCCTTAATATGTATTCCAATGTTGGTCGGATGTGAATCTACCTCTTCAAAAAACATCATGGAAACATATGCAGACGATCAGAAGCGTGCGCAGGAGGTCGATTACAGAGAAGCAATGGCGATGTGGAAGGATACGGCCAAAAGAAATGATCTCGACTATATCATGCAAGTCGGAAGAAAGATTTCTAACTCTAACAAAGCTGTCCATCCTGATGCCCGTGAGGTTGAAGAACAAGTTAGAGTAACTGTGACTGATCTAGCAGTTAAAAAAATTATAGATGATCTGGATAAAGGTGAAGTACATTCAGCGGACATCACTCTGTTGTCAGCCAAAACATACGGATACAAAGATGATCCACGATTAGTTGAGTTGAAGGCTAAGATTGATCCGATGCTTAAAGAGTTAGAACTGGTTGACAACCAGAAGCGTGCGCAAGAACAAGCAGAAAAGGACTCCGCTGAAAAAGCCAAAGCAGCAACGGCGACCAACTACACCCAATCACCGGCAGACAAAATGAGGCAATATGAAAAAATAACTGGGACGGTTGGTCTAGCTGTCACCGGAGTGCAATTTGAAGAAAAGATGGACGGCTTTAGTTCAAAGGATGGATCACATCATTTTTTACTTATTTCGGTTAGCACAAAAAATGATGGAAGTGGTACAGCAAGCGTTAACCCTTTGTACTTCACTCTTGTTGCAGATGGAACGGCATATCCTCCGAATGAACAAACATACGGAATGAATGGTTACTTTTCATCGGTGGATCTACCAGCTGGGACTGACCACAAGGGGTGGCTCTGTTTTTTCATTCCAAAATCCTCTCGAAATGTGGACATCGTGTACAACAACCTTATTGGAGATCAGGCAACAAAACACATTAACTTACCATGAGTGGTATATTTGGAGTTAATATAAACAACCTTTAAAACTCATGAAAAAAGAGCCAGCCCGCAGGGGACTGGCTCTTTTTCTATATTCAGTTTTGTATAAGATCCCCCAACCGGGGACATGGCTGTTGTTTTCAGGTCAAGCGTTAACACCGGCACGGGCGAATTTTGCCCCCGCACCCTTTCTAGGTCTGGTCCGCGTCTAAAGGTCATTCATAAAAGTTGCCGTCACGAACAGCCCGGAGGGTGCCCCCACAAGGCTCAACTTTGGTCATCTGATGTTCTGCGCAATCCAAAGTTCGCGGGCGCGCCTCGCTCGCTGGTTCGTGTTGCTATGTGCGTTCACCGGTGACGTGATCACATTGCTGTACATGATATGATTTGTTGAATACAAATATTCGTGAGCAGGTGGACGGACATGAGACATAGAATTCCTTGTAGATTATAACTGTGCAAGGAGGAATAACATGGCTTACAAGGGTTTTCCGCAGGACTTGGATGTCGCTTGGTATCTACGCAAGTCACGAGAGGATTTAGAAGCGGAAGAACGAGCACGTCGCGAGGGAAGAGTCGACATTGACACTTTGTCGAAGCATAGAAAACGACTGCTTGAGATATCCAGGCAGAATTGCTGGACCGTTGTTGACATCTTCGAGGAAGTCGTGTCGGGCGAGTTGATCGATGAGCGCCCCGAAGTCATAAAACTCCTTGAGAACGTTGAGGCTAGGAAGTATGACGGCGTAGTCTGTGTTGAGATCGATCGGCTAGGACGTGGTGACTCTGCCGACCAAGGGATTATTCAAAGGGCATTTCGGGACTCCGAAACACTTATTTTGACTCCGGATAAAGCTTATGACATGAACGACGATCTTGACGAAGAGATGGTTGAGTTCAAATCCTTCTTCGCTCGACGCGAGGGTCGTGGCATTTCGAGAAGGATGCAAAATGGTCGTGTGGACAGCGTCAACGAGGGATATTACATCGGAACATACGAGCCATTCGGATACTATCGAGACCGGAACGTTGGACTCAAATTGCTTATTGACGAAAAGAGTGCTGATATTGTCAGGAAGATTTTTGAATGGTACGCAGAGTCTGGCATCGGAACTTCTACTATCGCGGAGAGACTAAATCATATGGGAATTCCGTGTCCGTCAAATACTTTGAGGATACGGAATAACAAGCCCATCAACCCAAGTCGGGTTTGGCAGGCAAATTCGATTTTGCAGATACTTCGAAACGAAGTGTACGTCGGCAAGATTCAGTGGAGGAAAACAAAAACGATGCGCCGGCGCATGGAGAACGGGCGATACAAGAAGATCAAAAGTATTGATAGACCCAGAGACCAATGGATCGAGAAGAAAGGTTTACATGAACCAATAATCACCAACGAATTGTTCAAACGAACTCAGGAGATTTTAGAGTCAAGATCGAACCGCGAACTCGTTAAGGACCGTCAGTTTAAAAATTCGTTGGCCTCTATCGTTATCTGCAAAAAATGCGGTCAAAAAATGCAACGACGGCCATATGCTAATCAACTCCCGCACCTCAAATGCCCCACGAAAGGATGCATGAGAAGTAGCCAGATTGCCTATGTTGAAGAAAAGGTCATCGAGGCTTTACGAGAATGGTATAACAGTTACAAGGTCCAACACGGGCTTATCGACCAGCAACTAAAAAAAACGAAGAAACGAACATCGTTTGCTACTTCCATTTTGAAGGAGCTGGAAGAGGAGATCGCCGCGACTGTACAGCAAAAGGAAAACCTTCACAAGTTTCTGGAGCGCGGGACCTACGACGATGACACTTACCTCGCGAGGAACAAAGTACTCTCCGAACAACACAAAGATTTGCTTTCCAAAAAAGATGCGATCCTAAAAGAGGTGCAGCAAGAGGCGCAATATGAGACGACACAGCAAAACGTGATCCCTCTTGTGCGCCATGTACTTGATGTGTACAACGAAACGGAAGACCTTAAGGAGAAGAATAAACTCCTCAAGTCGGTCATTCATAAGATAGTTTACTCCAAGCGCGACGATGCAAAAGACCGCGAGTTCGAGATCGACCTATATCCCATTAGTCGATCTACACGGATATAATTGCAAGGGCAATGAAATTACACTTATTGATGTTTTGGGAACCGAATCAGATGAAGTGCTCGATGAAGTTCAACTAAAGCTGGAGAAGTTGAAGATCTACAACCGGCTCAACCTGCTCGACGACCGCGAGCAGGAAGTCATCCGCGGGCGGTTTGGATTGCCCGATGGCGAGGAGAAAACCCAGCGCGAGATTGCGGAAGAACTGGGCATCTCCCGCTCCTACGTCTCACGCATCGAGAAACGCGCCCTCACCAAGTTGCTCCACGAACTTCGTCCCAAACGCGAAGAGTATTAACGAGAGGCAATCGACCCGCGCGGTCGATTGCCTCTTTTTTCGCCTCCAACAGAAGAAAAGTAAATACATTCGATAAATAAGTAGGATTTTCGTTTTATATGTCGAAAGTAAAAATAAAACTTATCTCCGGGGTGGATGAAAATGATCAAATCACTACGACAATTAAAACCGAGTTTGAATGGCAAGAACTTGCTCTGCTTCCCGTTCGCTGGTGGCTATTCCGTCTCGTACCGTCCGTTAAGCCTCGCCTTGAAGTCGAACTGGGGAGTGATCTGCACAGAACCGCCGGGTCACGGCACGAACCGCGACCCGTTGCAGGACGACCTCACCAAGTTGATCGATCTATATGAGGAGCAGTTGGATGATTACTTCCACTCTCCGTTCGCCTTGTTTGGGCACAGCATGGGCGGGATCGTTACCTATGAACTGTTAGGTCGACTGGAGAAGCGTGGGATCTTCCCGGAAGTGGCCTTTATCTCGGGCATGGCACCGCCGCATATCCCGCGTGTGAAGCGCCAACATGAGGATGATGAGAAATTCATCGCGCTGCTCCGCTCCTATGGCGGGTTGCCAGATGAAATCTTGCAGGAGCGCGAATTGCTGGAGTTGTTCCTGCCGGTGTTGCGCAACGACTTCGCTTCCATTGATAACTTCACCTATACAGAAATGACACCATTGCGCACGAAGATTCACTTCCTGAGCGGGGAGCAGGATGTGGTCGCAACGCCAGAGGTGATGGCGGAATGGTCGCGCTATGCACAGCGTTCCGAATTCCATCGCTTTCCAGGCGGGCACATGTTCCCGGTGAAGCATGCGGACGAGATTGCCAAGCTGATCCAACGCGTGCTGACTGACGCCTTTGTGCTCTAACGCCATGCATCCGATTCAACAAGCCGAAGTCTATTGGTTGTTCGTCCCCACGGATTGGAAAGTACGAGATCTCGAAGCACACCTCGATCTGCTAGATGCTGAGGAGCGAGCCGTCTACGAACGCTACCGAGTGGATCGGAAGAAAATAGAGTTTTTGCTCGGCCGTGTCCTGCTCAAACGTTTGCTCGCCGAACGGTTGGGCTGTGAGGTGGCAGAGGTTCGCTTTGTGAAAAATGACTATGGCAAGCTATTCCTGAATCGAGAGGCACAGCCGATTCAGTTCAACCTCACGCACTCCGGTCAGTTGATCGCCTGCGCATTCGCCCCGCTGTTGATCGGGGTGGATGTAGAGGAGGCACAAAAAGACTACCTGTCCGTGATGCCGACGGTGTTTACACCAGACGAGCAGGATTACGTGCGCCAAGCAACAACATCGGAGCTCCAGATCAAAGCCTTCTGCCGCATCTGGACGCGCAAGGAAGCCTATGTCAAAGCGGTTGGCAAAGGCCTGTCGATTTCACCAGACTCGTTTGCGGTCCCGATCTTCGACACCTACGGCGGCAATGCTCCCGATATGGTCGAGGAGACCGGGGTACACCGTTGGGCTTATTACACCTGCCAGCCCCACGACGACTACGTGCTGTCCCTCGCCGTCGCCGCCGATCACGTCGAGGCGGCGGTCGAGGACGCAGAGGTGTATCCTATGCTCCGCGAACTCGACCCATACGAACTCTTGCACTTTGGCAACACGAACGCGAAGGCCAGATGAGCCCACAGGACATTCCTGAAAAAAGAGACCCGCAGCTCCGCGGGTCTCTTTTTTCACCTCTGCAACTGCGCCCAGACCTGCGCTATCACTTCGACGCCCTCGACCAATTGCTCCTCCCCAAGCCTTTGAAAGCCAAAGCAGGCTGCACAGACCTGATGTGGCGTCGCATAATAGCGAGTTGCATCCGGGAACCGCACGCCGGCCGCCAAGCAGGCTTCGCGAAATGTTTGGTACTCCTCTAGAGACCGCCGCCACCTGCCGAAGATATGCAGTCCGGCGTCGCTCTCCACCCAGTCGAACAACGCCCCAAACTCCTCGGTCAGCGCCGTCCATAGGATTTTGTGCTTGCGTGCATACACCCGCTTCATCCGCCGCAGATGCCGCTCGTAGTGACCGTTGTTCATGAACGCGGCCAACGCATGTTGCTGGACCAACGCGGTCGGACGGGGTTCGTACAACTGCCGTGCCTTGCAAAACGGCTCCCGCAACCACGAGGGCAGCACGACATAGCCGATCCGCAAGTCCGCGTACATCGTCTTGGAGAACGTGCCGATGTACACGACTCGATCATGGCGGTCCAGCACTTTCAAGGGTTCGATCGGTCGGCCGCGCCACCGGAACTCACTGTCGTAATCGTCCTCTACGATCACCGCATGCCGTGCGGTCGCCCAGCGCAGGATCTCCTGCCGCCGTTCCAAGGAGAGCACCGTTCCCGTCGGGAACTGGCGCCCTGGTGTGACAAACAACAATCGCGCCTCCCAATCGCGGACGACCAGACCTTGTCCATCGACGGGGCTTGGTACGGGTTGACCGCCCACCGCCGTGATCGCTTCGCGAATCCCGCCATACGCGGGGTCTTCCAACACCACTGAATCTCCGGGATCGATCAGCAGTTGCGCCACCAGTGCGATCGCTTGCATCGAGCCGTTGACGATCACGATGTCCTCCGGTTGCACGACCATCCCACGCGCTTTTCTCAGGTAGCGGGCAATCGCTTCCCGGAGTGGACGGTATCCCTGTGGCTCGTACTTGGTTTCGCCCTCCTCCGCTGACACATCGCGGATCGCCGCGTACATCGCCCGGTTCCACTCGGCAAATGGAAAAGCATCCGCCAACGGCTGGCCGATCGTGTAATCGTAGCGGTACGTCTGGGTCGGAATTCCGTCGTACAAGGGGAGGCCGGTGACGCGCTGCCCCCACTTGGACAGCAGGATCGGGGCGCGTTCGGACGCCTCGCCCTCGGCGCTGTCTCGCTGGAACGACACGTGCGTCCCGCGCCCGACCTCCGCGGAGAGATAGCCCTCTGCCATCAGCATCTCGTACACCTGTGAAACCACTCCGCGCGAAATCTCGTAGCCCGCCGCTAACTCGCGGCTGGCGGGCAACTTCGTCCCGTGTGGCAGGCTCCCCGTCACAATTCCCTCGCGCAAGGCGTGGTAAAGTGCGAGATACTTGTAGCGATACTTTTCCAGATCCAAGTCTCGAAGATGTATATTAAACATCCAAAAAAACCTCCAGTGAGAACTCGTCCAGCCTTGTTCCTTCGGCTCTGAAGTATACCATTTTTTGAACAATTGTTTTTAGAAGTTTGTTTCTGTCTTCGGGGGACAAAGTGTGGTATGTGTTAAGTACATTGATCAGGCGAGGTAATGCCTCTTTTTTGTGATAATCCATTTCAATCATTCTTTCCACGTCCTTTCTACAGGACTCCAACTCTTCTTTTACCTTATTTGCTTTCACTTGTAAATCTGTAGTACGTTCTAAAAACTTCTCAACTGTATAGACACCTTGTTCAAGTAGATCATGGATGTTATCCGATTGCTTTTTCAAGTCTATTTCCTGTTTTTCAAGTGTAACGATTCGCGCGTTTAGGAGTTCTTTCGTGGGTTGAATTTTTACTTGGTTTTGGCCTAACTCCAACTCAAAGCCAGAGAGAAACTTCTGCAACGTTCGAATTAGCCTGTCCTCTACTAAAATAAAATTTGTAGACCTGTTTTTGCATTTGTAATGTGAGCATATTAATCGATCTGCATTATTTTGCTTGTGTATTTGTCGCCTCAAACTGTAGCCGCAAACGCCGCATTTTATGAGACTTGCGAACGGGTTTGATATCGGACTTCCACTTTTAATTGGTGGGATTCTTCGCTTAACGGCATCACCAGCCCGATCGAAGAGTTCTACCGATATTAAAGGCTCGTGGGCATTTTCCTTCCTTATCCATTTGGAACTATCATGGACTTTTTCTACATGATAGCCTCCTAAATCTTTTTTAGAGTACTTACTCTTACCGAATTCTACTTCTCCCAAATACACCCGATTGGCTAGTATCTTCTTGATTGTCGTTTGTTGCCAAACGTCTATTTTGCCACTCGGCGTAGGAACTCCCAAATCAGTGAGCTTATTAGCGATCACCTTTCGGCCCATTCCTTCTACCGCCCAATCAAAGATTATTTTCACAATTCGAGACTCCTCTGGGTGAGGGCGAAGCACCAAATCTTTCCCTTTTATGTAGCCGTATGGTAACTTCCCTACACATTTTCCTTCCGCAGCACTTTGTCTTCGACCTCGTTGCAACCTTCGATTAATCATCTTGAATTCGCGTCTGGCCATAAAAGACTCGAACTCAAACCACTCTTCGTCCAACTCGCTCTCTGGATCGTAAACTTTCCGTGGGGTAACTAGGATCATCTTGTTTGTTTTAAAGGTGTCTTGAATGATTCCTTGGTCGATCATGTTCCCTCGACCAAGTCGGTACTCGTCTATACAAATGACGCCGTCGATTTTCTTGCCGTTGTACTTGCCCTCATTCAGTGCATGCAACATCTTCTGCATCTCTGGACGGTCTACAATCCTCTCGCCGGAAACGACCTCTTCAAACACTCCTATGATACTATGGCCGTGTTGATCGACATAGGCAGCAAGAGCTCGTCTATGTTTTGCCAAGGTATCACCCTCACCCCGAGCCTCTGCAGCTAGGTCTTCGCGTGACTTCCGCAAGTACTCCAAAAGGTTAAGGTGTAATTTCAAACTCATCGTTGAAAACCCCCATTTGTACGTGTATGATGAACATAGAGTATCACAAAACGTGATGTATTGAAAGTGATACAGAATACTTGTAAAATTCATACATACAAAAGGGGGCTTCGTGGTGGATACAAAGATTTTCAATCTCACAGTAGCCAGAAATCTCAGATTTCTAAGGGAAGAGAGAGGGCTAACAGATCGCGAATTAGCAAACAAAATAAATAAAATCGTTAGTAAATCATTGATTGGTAAAATAGAGAACTGCGAGCACAAATTCAAGGTAGCAGAAGAAAATATTCGGCATCTGGCAAATGGACTTTGCGTAGACATTGATGTGCTTTTAGAGAGTAACGAGAAAATAAATTCCGCACTTGCTACATTAGAAAGTAGTCTTACCTCCACTATAGATGACAAATTCGAAATCATGAAAAAGTTAGACGCCCTTGTTTTTCATACAAGCGCACGTTCCCCCCGAGAGTTTGCCCTAAGTTTAGTGCTAAGAGGGAGGCTGGAGTATCATCTGACTAGGTATCAAAGTGCAATATCTTATTTTTTAATGGCGATGAACATCGCGCAGAAAGCAGGGGATCAGGAGACGTTAATCAAAGCCAATCATGACTTGCTTTCCTCTCGGTTAATGCTTGGGCAATACGAAGCTGTTTCTGAATTGGTGTTAAAACAACTCGATGATATGGATATCATTGAAAAGTCAGGAGCATTTTCGTTCTGGAGCAACATTGGGGAAATTGATAAGTGGAAAGCTAAATTTCTATATCTCGTTGCAAGGGTACATTCCCGGCACAGAAATTGGACTGATGCAGAAAAGTGCTTGCAAGAAGCAATTAATATTTTACCGAAAACTTCTGAGAATAAGATTTTAGAAGGGAGTTTCTATCAAGGTTTAGGAGAAGTGTATAGAAACACCAAGGAGAAGTATAACGATTGCATTTCCGTATCGAAAGTGGCAATCAACATAGCGAAAGAGATCAATGATCCACTAAGGGAAATCTATGCTTTGATTACTATTGGTGAGATGTATTACAAAACCGATGATACTGAGCTTTCGTGCGCTACCTTTGAACAGGCAGCAAATCGTGTTGAAATGTTTTCACAACATAATCATGGCGAGAAATTGAGAATTGATTTATGGATTTCCCTATGTAAATCGAACTTGCAACGCACTCTTGGTTGCTTGGACCAACTCAAACAAACACAAATTTCTCCCCGTCAGCTAGGTGAATTTTACAGAGAGGCTGCTTTGCTTGCAAAGAAATTAGGTTCGATCGAGACTGCCTTCGAGCTATATGAAACGGCTTCACAAATATTGCTCGAATAGATGTATAATTGTACTTGAAAAACTTTTTTGGGGGTGTTGGGTATATGAATAAGGTCCTTAAGCTGTCAGTAGCTGTATCCATGTTGGTTGGAATGTTGTTTGGTATCTCGCATAGACAAATAGCAGAATTTGCACCTCCAGTGCTGAATTCGGTTAAAGTCGCGGAGTTCGCGCCGCCAGTTCTTAACGGCTTGGTAAATCCGCGAGAGTTCGCACCACCGGCAGTATAAAGAAACACACGGTAGACATTACCCATTAATAAAAACGTGGACAAAATTACTTTGTCCTTGTTTTTCTGAAAACTATTCAAAACCTTCGCGACTTGTATTAAGATCGAGTTAAACGATCAACAAACAAGTCACGGAGGTTTTTCTTATGTCGGGCAATGAAAGTTTGTTTTCTGTTTTTGATTTAGTAACAGATGAGCGTTTGTGCGAAACTGACAAGATAGCACTTTGTGAAGCATTAAGTAAAGCAGGCATCGTCACTCAGGAATTTGAAAGGAAATGCGGGTAAAGAAAAAACACCGATGGACTTCAATTATCCCCGGTGTTTAGCCTTATTTTTTGGTATCGATTGTATTGTCACTATCTGGTATCGATTCTATGTGAAGGTCTAGAGCACGTACAACCTGTTCGATCCGATTAGCAGGGATATCAGAAACTTTTCCTTCTGCGATTAAATTGCGAATCTCAACAAGAGCTGATCTGCTCTGTTTCAACTCTTCTGCAAGTGTCTTGTCGGGATTTTCAGAGCGGCCCATTAGATAATCCACGGTAACGCCTAAGGTGTTCGCCAAAGCGAGAGTTAGTTTATGACTGGGTCTTCGAGATCCATTCTCATAATTTGCAATAGAACTCTGACTGCTCAAACCTATCTTACGGGCAAGCTCATCTTGAGAGTAACCCTTGGCTATTCTGGCTTTCGTAAGTCTTTCCTCAAAAGGAGTAGACATTTAAAATCACCTCAAAATAAATTATAGCATACGGTAGTCGATTGGACTATCACAAAGTGTGATAAATTGATAGTTGCAAGAATCTCCAGCGCTGTGTTTAAATGAGGATAACAAACATCACAAAACGTGATGGTGGGGATGTGAATAGAGGATGAGTAAGTCTGTAGAAAAGAACAAAAAACTGATCGAGTTGCGTGGGACACGCACTCAGCAGGATGTTGCTGAGTGCTTGGGTATCCGTCAAAACCATTACTCGATGATCGAAACGGGCCAACGCCTCCCTCGTCGAGAATTGGCTTTAAAGATCGCAACTTATTTCCGCTCTACTGTTGACGAAATTTTTTTTGGACAATAACATCACATTTCGTGATGGGGTTGTTCGCTCTCCACTTTAAAAGTAAGGAGGAGGCAAACGAAATGGTCACTTTGACCCACGAAATCGAAGGATCAAGGATAACAGTTCACTCAAGATCTGACGTCCTGAAAATGACCTCGATAGAGCAGAAGGAACACTTCAAAGAACTTCAGAAAAGTTCCGATGGTGCCATAAACCGATTGGCTGAGTTGTTGACTGGCGCGCTGGCAAACAGTTCAAGTGAGCAAAAACTTGGTGCTTGAATTTATAGGAAGGGTGATCTTCATGAAATTCAACGTTAGCAATTTGAAATTCGAACGCAAGCAAGCGGGATTGACGCAGGCCGCACTAGCCGAGGGCATCTGTTCCGTTGGTTTGATCTCCCGGATCGAGAACGGTAACTCTGACGGATCGGGCAAGCCGGGATTAATCGAAGCACTCGCGAAACGGTTGGGTGTAACAGCCGAAGCCCTTCAACAAAAAGAGTCGGCACCGACGAACATCGCGGGCCAGCTCGAAGTGGAAGGGTCTGCGCCGAACGCAACCCCTGAAAATGAAAAACACCCGCTCGATGTTGACGCATCGGCAGGTGCAGGGCGGTTGACTGTTGTTGACGCAACAGAACAGCCAGATCAATCCGTTAAAAAAACACTTACGGAAAATGTACCACAGGATGCGACTATCCGCAAGCGCGACGGGGTATCTATGCCTGAAAGAAAGATTCTCGCAACCTGGCTGGACAACTCGACCTTTCGCATCAGCAAGAAGGTAATCGAGATGTATTCAGCGGATGAGCTTCGCCAAATTCTCCTCTTAATCGAGCAGCGAAGCCGGATGAAGCCTGTTCCTCGACCCGGAGATACCGTGGAAATAAGTGGGATGCACGTGTTCGCTGGCCGCACCGTTGAACGCGACCGGATTTCACGGATTGTCGATAGAGGAGATCCGCAAGCCGCCGAACCGGAGATCACGACGATCGGATTCGTGGAAGTGCCGGTGAGATGCGATGCCGCGGGTTAAGAGAACCGAGCCGGACGTCATCGCACGTTGCAGCATTTGCGGAGTTCGCGAGTATGTTGACCCGCAGGTATTGCGGAATCGGAAGCGATGCGAGGATTGTCAGGTAATGGGGTACACCAAGCGATCGAATCCCTACAGGCCAGAAGGACTACCAATCCTGACGGATCAAAAAGTCCGCCTTTTAGAAAAGTATGCGCGTCATCGTGCAAAGAAGAATTCCGAAAAGGACGTGACCATTAGTGCAACCAACTAAAGATTTCTCTCGTTCGCTCGAAGAAGCATTGAAGTTCGGCGAAGCTCTTAGCTATGCCATCGATCGTCTCGAAGCGCGCGGCCGCCTGGTCGCCGTGACGATCCAACCGACCCCCCCGGTACACGCCGGGATGACGGTCGAGGAACTGACCAAGGTCAATCTGACCTGCGCGTTCTCGATGGCCTCGACGTTGTTCCAGCTCTACCCGATGCTCACCGACCACGACCTGCGCACAGTCGCCTCTATCCTTGGCATAGGTGGTGCGGGGGAGTCAGGGCAGGGAAGTAGTGCCGCCGCAGCCTAGAAGCGACGGCAGGAGGTGTTGACGACGTGCAAGGTTGGCTCAAACTGCACCGGAAAGTGGTCGGGAGTCCGCTGTTTCAAGATCCGTTTGTACTCAAACTCTGGCTCCTGTGCCTGACCAAAGCAACCTTCGTTGAAACGTCTGTTTTGATGGACAAGCAGTTGGTCACGCTCCAACCCGGACAGTTTGTCACCGGCAGGAATTCGCTAGCCGAAGAGTACAACAGAGGGATGAAGCCGAGTCATGCTGTCCCGGCAAAAACGTTGTGGAATTGGATTGTGAAGTTCAAAGAATGGGGAAAGTTGGACATCAACTCTACGAACAAATATTCAATCATATCAGTGGTAAATTGGTCTTTTTACCAAGGGCACGATGGGGATTTGGACAACAACTTTCCAACAGATGGACAACAACTTTCCAACAAACAGACAGCAAGTGGACAGCAAGTGGACAGCAAGTTTCCAACGGATGGACAACAGATGGACACAAACAAGAATGTAAAGAATGAAAAGAATGCAGAGAAGGGAGAGAAGCTAGGAGCCGTATGCTCCGAATCTATCAAACTTCTAAACGAACTGCTAGGAACGTCATACAAGCCCACGTCAAAAGCCACCCAAGAGAAAATCCGGGCTCGCTTGAACGAAGGGTTCACGTCCGACGATATCCTAGCTGTCATCCGCAAAAAGCATGCTGAATGGCACGGTGATTCGAAAATGGCAAACTACCTGCGTCCCGAGACATTGTTCGGGACAAAGTTTGAATCGTATCTCAACCAAGTCAACGCCTCATCAGGCTCCGGTGACGGATCTGGCGGGCGGAGTTTGGAGGAAGAGTTCGATGACTAAAAAAGAATTGGCTCGCCTCGTTGAGCGGATCGCGCAATACTACGAGTTTTTCGAGGCCACGAAGGAGAAGGTCGAGGACTGGCACCCGTTCTTCGTGTCAATCGCTTACGAGACAGCTGACGCTCTCCTGACGGAATATATCAAGTCGGAGAAGCGAGCCCCAGCAATTGCGGACCTACTCCCGAAGAAAACCACGTTAAACACAGCGGTACTCGCCGGAGACAAAGCGATTCGTGATTTTGATCAGTGGCGAGTGGAAGTCTGTCCGCCGGAAGTGGCGCGAGAGAAACACGCCAAGGGACGGGCGTTACTGGAGGCGAGACGAGATGCTGCAAAGCGTAACGACTAACACGAATCTCGAAGCCGAACAAGCGGTGCTTGGCGCGATCATCATCGATGGCGACATAATCAAAGACTGCACCCTCAAGCACGGCCAGTTCGGGCCAGAGGAGCACCGTTACATTTTCAAAGCAATGCGCGAGCTCGACGAACGCGGGGAGCCCGTGGACATCGTTACACTCTCCGAACGATTATCGATCGGAGGAGTCCTCAGACGGATCGGCGGCGTTGAGTATCTCAAGGCACTGACTGAAACGGTCGTCACGACCGGGAACTTCGATCACTGGCAACAGATCGTCGTTGACTACTGGAAGGTCCGCAAATCCAAGGAAGTACTCCGGCAGAGTTCAGTCGAGCTTTCATCGCCTGACGAACTCGTTGAACTCCAACGACGATTGGCGCAAATTGAAGAGTTCGGTCACACAACGGAGTATGACCACAAACAAACGATCCTAAACCTCTACGACCAGTTCGAGACACCGCGAGAGATCGGTGTACATGCGATAACAACGGGCTATTCCGATCTCGACAAGATGGTGTTTGGACTTGAGGGCGGCCAGGTAATCATCATCGCCGCTCGCCCTGCAATGGGAAAGACGGCGTTCATGCTCAACGTCGCCAGAAACACCGCGCGCAAGGGCACCATTCCGCACATCTACTCACTGGAGATGCAGAAGGCAGCTTTACTTAAACGGATGATCGCGGCTGAGGGTCGGATCGCCGGGGGGAAGATGCGGAGTCACCAGTTTTCCGAAGATGACTGGGAACGCTTGATACCTGCCACGGCTGCCATCGCTGAATTGCCGCTCAAAATCTTCGACAAGGCGCACTTGTATTCCGAAGTTGCAGAGATCCGCGCGCAATCCCGCAAGATGATCCGTGACGAACCTGATCGCAAGCACCTGATCATCATCGACTATCTACAACTCTTGCGAGGCACCGGGAAAAGTCGGGTTGAGGAAGTCAGCAACATTACTCGCGACCTCAAACTCATGGCTATAGAACTGAACGTGCCGGTGATCGCGCTGTCACAACTCAATCGCTCCGTTGAAAGCCGCAATGACAAGCGCCCGACGATGGCCGACCTACGAGATTCCGGATCGATTGAGCAGGACGCCGACATGATTTGGTTCCTGTACCGCGACGAATATTACAATCCGGACACCGACGCAAAGCGAATCCTAGAGACAATCATCGCGAAGCAAAGGGAAGGCGAAACCGGCGTTGTGCAATTGGGCTACGTTGGCCAGTGGAGCCTTGTGACCGATATGCCAAAGGACATCAAGACAATCAAGGATGAGCAGAAACAAGCGACGGTTGAGGGCGATTTGAAATCTGGCATTAGAACGGATGAGGAGTGACATGTATGAATAATTTCAGGGATACGATCGGCAACATCCTCGCATTGAACGAACCGATTGCACAAATCTTGCGTGACGCACAGACGGCCGGAAAAGAAAGCTGGAACCTGCCACTTATGCTGATCGATGATTCGCTTGGCCTGTACCTGGGGATCGCTGAGAAAGATTCCGGTAAATCCATGTTTCACGATGGCCGCCCGCGCCTCATCCCGACAACGTTGGTGCAAAACGGCAGGGTCATCAGTTTCACCCGCGTATCGGTCGATGTGATCGGGGATCTTGTTTCCGACTACGAGAAGGGCGGCGAGTGCGGGCACTGCGGAAGTGCGGAGTGCATCCTCGCGCAGGTTCCCGAACGGTTTCGCACAAACGAAGACCCGAACGAGATGCCAAGAGTTTGCTTCACCTGCTGGACGGACGAGCGAATGGACATCGTCGCGGATTGGGGTGAGGACGCAATGGGTCCGTTCCCTGGAATCCCGAAGCACCAGCAGGACGTGTTCAACGAGATCGCGACAGCCGCGGGCATGCACTACGACACCGTGATCCCGCCAACGCACTGGTGTCCTCCGGGGATCGAGATGGTCGCGCCCGAAATGAATCCGACACTCGACGCCAAGGCTCTCGAGAAGCTACTAGGGGAATCATCGTCGCAATCTTCGGTGAATGTCGAGTGTGAAGGTGGCGACGAGACTTGAGAAGACCAAGTTTGGAAACCATCGCCCGTGGGCTTGGGGTCATGCCGCCGAAACCCGGCACTGTCGCGGATTTGAAATCGCGGTTCAGTGACCCTGCGGAAACAACGGCAGCGCCAGCGGTTGGAAAGTACCCCGCCATCGAGATCGGTGACACCGTGAGTTGGAAGCGGCAGAAAAATTTCATGCTGGGCAAAGTGATCTCCATCGTGGAAGAGCTTGAATCATGCCTCGCTCACAAGCCCACAGGCGTCCTCAAGACCCGTTGGAAGTACACGGTCATCAACGGAAAGAGCGGGCCGATTGAATCCTTCATCGGGTCGCGGCGGGCCGTCATCGAGGTCCCGCAATCTAACGGCAGGCCGATCTACTACGTCGTACCACTGTTGTTGTCAATGAATTGGCGGTTCCATGTGAAGGTCATCCGAGGTGGCGGCGTAGACGTTGCGGACTGCCCTGTTACAGGTGAATCGGATGGCGGGAGCTAGAGACATCAAGTCGACGTTGTCACCTGCCGAGCAAGCCCGCCAACGGGTATTGTTGGCAGTCACCACCCGTGGACTCGTCGGGATTCACGATGAAATTGAAGCCACTCTTGGGACGCGCAAGCGACTAGGGGAGCTGACGAAGGAAGAGGCGGACCGGGTGTTCGAGGACATCTGCAAGGGTCGCCAAAGGGAGGCACCGCATGAAATCTCGTAAACTACCGGGGACAACGCAAGCCAACCGTGGCATGGGGCTGGAACGCCTCTTGGACATGACGAACAACGCCTACCGCAATCGCGGACAAGCTGACGTCAATAAGCGCCCCACGCCAGTCAAGATCCAAAAGCGCCTCCCTACGGGTGGAGTGGTCGGATTCTTGGAGAAGGCCAGCACCGTCGACTATGACGGCACCTATCGCCGCCGCTCGCTTCAATTCGAGGCGAAGTCCACGAAGATCGCGACCAGCTTCGCCTTCGACAACCTACACAAGCACCAAGTCGAGCACCTGCGGCGCTCGCTGCGCTACGGGGCCATCGCCTTCCTCATCATCGAGTTCGCCACTCGCCACGAGACCTACTTCGTGCCTGCACCGGTCATCATCACCGCTTGGGACGAGATGGAACGCGGCGGTCGCAAGTCGATCACATACGACCACATCCGTGAAGCTGGCGAGTTGATCAAACCGACCAACGGGGTGCCGCTTGATTACCTTGTCGCTGTCGACAAGTGGATCGAGATCGAGACGCAACTCGCATCGGCATCCGTATAGAAGTCCGAATATTTTCCATTGGGAGGAAACATAGATGAACGCCGAACACCTTCATCTGCAAGAAAGCGAAACCCCTGCAGCCGTTAATTTTTCGGAAGAGGAGCTGTTGAACAAGTTCCTCCGGTACTTCCAGCTCAAAGAGACGGTCAAGGACCTCAACGAGCAAGCTAAAATGACGCTCGAAGAAATCGAAGCCGCCTTCGAAAGCATGCAGCTTGAAGACGACTACGTAAGACAGCTTCCGAACGGGGAGTGGGCAGTGGTCGCGAAAAAAGCAACTGTCAAAGACGTTTTCGACGTTGATGGCTTGTCAAATGAATTGTTGATCGCGAAGGACGAATTGAAAACCCCGTTTGACTACTCGATCCTCACGTCCCAAGGTAAGCTCAAGCCTGACCAAATCAGTAAGCACACACAGACGGAAATCATCGTCAAGTTGACGCTTGCTAAGCGGAAGCGGATGCCGAAGAAGCGCAGTAAGAAAGAGTAATCACCAATAATACACCGTTGGTACACGGTGTATACACGGCGACAGTGTGGAGGTGGTGAGAATGTCTAAAAAAGATGCCACGAGCGCGCCGCAACAGACGGAGCATGAACCAAAAACCGCTCGATTCACGTGCGAGATGCCAGAAGGATTACGGGATGATCTCGACAAGATGGGCGGGGAACTCCGCTACTCCCGCGCCACCCTGATCAACATGGCCTGCGCATCTTTGGTCGCTAACTACGAAGCGAAGGGCTCGTTCATCTTCGTGGATCTGCTCAATCCCGAGCATCGCACGACCAAGAAGGGGGGGCGGTGACCACATGACCATCACAGGGGTATGCACTTGTGGGTGGGCCGGGCCGTTCAAACTACGCATGACTTCCGCCGCGATCCGCACATGTCCGAAGTGCGGCGAGATGGTCGACTGTGACCGGTTGGCGATCATCACCGCTGGTACGGCAGAGGTCGCGGCGGCATTCGACCCGTCGTCGGAACCTAGTCGGACGATGGAGTTCGGCAAGGATGACAAAACAGTGGTCTACGAAAAGGCGGCCGCCAAGCGAAAAAGAGCAACGAGAGGGGCAATCGGATGATGATAGATCTGAAACGCTGCGACGAGATCACTTGCCGGTTCAACGCTGGGCAAGTGACCAAACAAGACCTCGATTATGTCCGAGAAATCTGGGGGGAGATCAAAGTGGTAGCAGTAGCTGTTGTAGCTACGTTTCGCGAGGCCTGCCGTATATTCGCGGAAACATTGAGTCTTTGCCTTTCGGTAGAAATACCGGAACCCGCGGAAGCCTGTCTGCCGCTAATCTGCGACCCGGACCCTGCGCCTCAATGGGGCACCTTCCAACTGTGGGAAGTGTTCCGATACCGACCTCCGACGAATCCGGTACTGATCGATAATAAGGAATTCGCCATCGCAAGCACCGTGTTCGATGAGTGGGTATGCAAGCGTGCGAGGTGATGGACCTTGGCTGGCTACATCGCCAACTCCGAGGATCTTGGTTACGCGCACGATTACACTGGGATTCATTTTCACCGCATCAGATTCAACAAGCGCGTCAGGAAGGATCACGTCTGCCTGATCTGCCAACGCACGATCACGACCGGCAGTCCTTCCGTCCGGCATGCAGGTTTGGAGATGGGGCGGTTCTACAACTATCACGAATGCGTGGCCTGCTACGAGGTTCCGCCAGAAGCAGTGCCGTGCGTGAATGGCTTCACAGGCACTTAGTAAAGTTAGGAAACGAAAACAATGCACGGTCGGAGAGGAGGTGTAGAGGCTGATCAATCAGACAAGAGCCAGAGAAGTCGAAGCGGCCATCCGCAACGCGCTGTGCATGGAAACCACCGAGCAGATGTCGGCACTTTATGACATCGTGCATAACCTCGACGAGCAAGTCCCATACGAGTTGTCAAAACAGATCGAGGTACTTTCAATGGTCCTCTTCTGCATCTCCAAACTCCAAAGGCAGGCTCAGTACGCCTACGGACAAGCTGAGGCGAACCGGAAGCGGGCGTTCGCGCATGCGTTTCGAAGTGCAGAGGGCAGCGCCGCCGTTCGCGAGGCGATCGCCGAGACAGCGACGACAGACTTCCGCTACATCGAATCCGCCTCAGAAGCCGAGTTGATCGAGTGGAAGTCGGCATTCTACGCCATGCAAGAGTTGATCAATGCGAAGAAACAAACTCTTCACGTCCTGAACCGGGAACTTGGGTTTGGGAACGGTGTAGGGCGATAGGAAGGAGGTCGACCGCACCGATGGCGCTGTCACCGCCGATCCCTCAACCGAAACCTAAGCACAACCGTGGCAAGCCAAAGGCGAAGGATCGAGGAGAGATCACACCCGAGGTCGCCGCCGAAGTCAAACGGCGTTCGGGCGGTTGTTGCGAGATGTGCGGCTTAGATCGGCCAACGGACCGAGCCTGGCATCTAGAACTCGCACATCTCGTGGGGAAGGGGCAGTGCGGGCGAGGTGACCAACCTTGGAACGTCGCCCACCTATGCTCCCCATCAACGAACACAGGGACCTGCCACAACTTGATCGATCACAACCGCAAGACCTACCGCGAATGGGTGGAGCAGAAAATTGCCGAACTTCGCGAGTTATACAACCCGGCAGACTGGCCGGGATATGAGGAGGAAGAATCGATGCAAGCGGAAGCAATCGCAAAGCTCAAAGCTGAAATGGAAGCCGATACTCAAAATTCCTACGTGCAAGTGATCGGTGAGTTCCTGATCGGTCACATCGGTCAGCACCCGGAAGTAGCCGAGAAGATCCTCGATAACAAGAAATCGATCGGTAAGAGCCTGTCGGCGATGGAGGCTGCAGCTAAAAAGAAGAAGCAACCGAACGGTACGGCAATGCTCACGCCCGCTGAGGGATACGGAGTCGTTCTGAATTACTTCGGCATTAAAGGTGTACCGAACGTTGTAGTGGCTCCGGTGGTTCCTGTTGAACCTGTGACATCGCCCCCTCCTTCGGCACCAGCTGCAAGCGAGTCGTCGACTGCAGTCGACTTCGACGTCTCGTTCGACGACTTCTAAGGGAGGGTTTGCGGGCATGGGGAAATCTGAAAACCAAGTTATCGCTGATGTGCGGGTGCATTTTTCTGAATCGATAAGTCAGGCATTTTGTGAATATGTCGAGAATGTCGCCCTGATCTACAGCCGATACATTTTCACTTGGCGTAAGGGTAAAAAGCAATTCGGATACTGCACCCATTGCAAGCACGAGTATGAAACGGATGGCTTACTCCGTGACGGAAAGTTTGCAACATGTGGTTGGTGCGGTTCTGAATGTGTTCTGAAAGCAAGCGGACGTAGCCGCAAGCATCTGATCGATGAGGCTTACATCGTGTGGTATGAGCGGTCGGTTGTGAACCCGAAAGCGATTACCGCACGAGGGGTACACGTCACCCGTGACTACCGTGAGAATTTTCGAGGAGTCAGTACGCAGTTTAGAACGAAGGCTTTGTACCTTTTCGAACCTGGAAAAGGCGGAACAATGATTGATCATGCGAACTACATTAGCGAGGGTAAGTGGTTCGTCAACGAAACTATTCACTCCTTTACCCAATCGTTCGCGTGGTCTGATATAGCAGGAGTAAAAAGGTTTTGTCCGGTTGAACCCATCGTCGCAGCAGTTGAAGGTACGCCGTTCCAATTCTCCACTTGGGAGAGTTGGGTGGGTTGGGGAATTGGCGACATGGTAAAATTTTTCGATTTGTTTGCAAAATATCCATGTATCGAATATTTATGCAAACTAGGCTTTCGGGAGGTCGTCGAGGCAAAGTTGTACGGTTTAACTACTTACAGCGCTGTCAATTGGCGCGGTGGTAGCCTTCCGGAAGTCTTGAGATTAACAAAACAAGATTTGAACCAATTACGGGAGTCGAAACTTGTAGTCGATCCTTGGGTGCTGTTCCTTTGTCAGCAATCCAAAAAAGAGGGTTGGAATTTTTCGACTGAGGAACTTAAAAAACTCTCGATCGAAATCTCAAACACCAGATCCTCTGACTTAAAGAAAGTGCTAAAACGAACAACGCTCCGAAAAATGACGGCGTATCTTGTAAAACAGCAAAGAAATCCCGAAGTCTATAAACACTATCGCACCAAAGGGGAAGTGCTACAAATTTGGGGCGATTACATCGATGACTGCGTGAAGTTGAATTTTGATCTTACTCACGAAAGAGTGCTTTTCCCGGTAAATCTCTATCAAGCACACCAAAACACGATCCAACAAGTCGAAGTGAAAGAAAACGAATTGCTTCGTGCAAAAATCGAGTCCCGCCGAAAGGCATTGTCAAAGTTCCAATTCGAGGCGTTTGGCTTCATCATACGCCCTACAAAAGACCAAAAGGAACTGATCGAAGAAGGGAAGGCGCTTCACCATTGCGTAGGTGGCTATGCTGACAAATACGCAAAAGGTGAATCTGACATTTTCGTCATTCGAAAAGTAGAAAAGCCCGACGAACCGTTTTTCACGATGGAAATCAAAAATGGAACCATCACACAGTGCTACGGCCTAAAACACTGTCGGCCGCCTCACGATGTAGAGGCTTTTATCAAAGCTTTCACCCGTGAGAAATTAGCTAAAAGGAAGAGCGGAGCGAAGCTCGCTGAACAAAGAATGGAGGTTGCAGTATGAGTGCTGAACTGACCGTCACAAGAACCCCGGAGGCAATCGCTTCCGAGATCAATGGTATCAAAAACGTCGCGAAAGCCGTTTTCTTGGCAAGTAGCGTCGAGATCGGACGCTGCCTCGTTGAAGCGAAGAGCCAACTGGCACACGGTGAGTGGGGCAAATGGTTGGAGAAATCGGTGGATTATTCGCAATCGACCGCAAACAACCTCATGAAACTCTACAACGAGTACGGCGACAGCGCCAAAATCCAAGAATCCCAAGCGTTTGGGAATTTGAGCTACACCAAAGCGATGACACTCCTTGGTGTCCCCGCTGAGGATCGCGAACAGTTCGTTGCGGACCACGACGTCGAAGGCATGTCTAGTCGAGAATTGCAGAAAGCCGTCTCAGATCTGAAAGAAGCGGAGGAACGCGTCAAGGCCGCTGAGGAGACCGCCGAACGCGAGCGCGAGGCACGTTCTAAAGTGGAGGCGGAAGCTGAAAAAGAACGCCAAGCACGTGAAGCGTTAGAACGGAAGCATCAGCAAGAACGTGATGCCCGCAAGCAACTGGAGGAGCAAAGCCAGGAGCGGGCTACCGAAGTCGAGCAGTTGAAAGAACAGCTTTCAGCGGCCGTAGATTCTGGCGATACGGAAGCAGTCCAGCAACTCGAAACGGCATTGGGCGAGAAGGAAACCAAGTTGACGGAATTTGCCGAGCAGTTGGACGCTTCTAAGGCCGAGATCAAGCGCCTTGAGAAGGAGTTGAAGAAAAAGCCGATCGAGACCACGGTGGTCGAAGTGGAAAAAATCCCATCCGTTGTTGAGACCGAACTTGCGGAGCTGCGCGCTAAAGTTGCGAAGCACAGCGAGGACGAGACCATCATTAAGTTCAAAGTGTGTTTCAACGGGGTTACGGATAAATTCAAGGACCTCCTGAGCGCACTCAATGCGGTCCCCGAAGCCGAGCGCGCGAACTTAAAACGTAAAATTTTCGGGATGATCGGCAAGATGAATGAGGCGCTTAAATAGCGATGTGGTTCTTCTTTTTCAAAGATGATTCAGGAAAAGAACATGCTTTAGGCCGACTGATAAATGCCCTGAGAAAAAGAGAGAGTGAGTTGCAGGCAAACGTTCAGCCTACAACCTGGGACGTTCGTATCGCAAACGAACTCGCTCGTCGCGTCGATTGGTCCTGCGAACCAAAGAAGGAGATAAAGAGGGACGGCACATACCGCAAACATTCGCGACAATGCGGCATCGTGAAATTCCACGGAAGACGCTTCAAAGTAGTTGGCTATTACTTATACATGAGAATGCGAGATCACGATTGGTATCAAGTGCTACTTCGATTCGAGGATGGTATCTTTCAAACCTGTTCCGTGAACTTGTATCACCGGAGAGACGTTGACCGAGAGTCTAACGTGGCGTTCTACGGTGCCTACTACAGTGATGTGATTGAATCGCGGTACCACTTCATCCATGAGGATGTAAGGCGGGAATACAGACGTTTGCCCACGATCAACTAGGCTGGCGACTATTTTAGGAGGGATGCACACATGTTGATCGCCATCTACCTCGCGGCCATCGTCGCCGCCAACCTGAGCGTTACGTACTTCGGTGCTACCTCGACCATCGTGAACGCCTTCCTGTTCATCGGGCTGGACATCACCACACGGGACAAGCTGCACGAGAAGTGGAGAGGCAAAGGACTCTGGTGGAAGATGGCCGCTCTGATTGCCATCGGCTCCGCTCTGAGCTTCATCCTGAACCGAGACGCTGGACCTGTTGCCCTTGCATCGCTCACTGCCATTGCTGCCTCTGGTGCGGTGGACACAGCGATGTATCACCTGCTCCGCAAGAAGGACACACAGACCCGCGTGAATGGCTCCAACATCGTCAGCGCGGCGGTGGACTCGATCCTGTTCCCGACCATCGCCTTTGGAGCTCTGATGCCGGGCGTAGTGCTGGGGCAGTTCATGTCCAAGGTAGTCGGCGGGTACGTCTGGTCGCTGGTGCTGAAAAAACTTAACTAGATCACCCGCCACCGATCGGTTAGGAGGATACCCATGAAAGCCGAGCAGATCGTCGAAGCGCTTCGAAACCGCCACAAGCCCCAAAGCACTATGTCAGCGGAGTGGGCGGTCTTGTCCGAACTCCGCGTCTCGACTGGGATCAACATTAAGAAATTGAAGCAGAATCTTCAACAACGAATCGACGTGTGGGCGATCAACTGTTTCCCGTCCAAGGGATTCCACCGTATCGCCTACGAGATCAAGGTGAGCCGGGCCGACTTCCTGCACGAGATCAAGCACCCGGAGAAGCGGCAGCGGGCGTTGGAATTGTCTCACCAGTTCTACTTCGTGGTGCCGAAGGGCCTCGTTAAGCCTGAAGAGATACCCGAGGAATGCGGCCTGATGTATGTCGACGACAAGCTGCGGACGCGGATCGTGAAAGAAGCTCCGATCCGTGAGAACACCGCACCGCCTGACTGGGGATTCCTCGCCTCAGTAGCACGGATGGGGAACGAGGCTGAAGTGCAGAAACTCCGAGCTGAGAAGCGGGATCTCAACGAATATCAACTCAAGCTGCAAGAAAAAATCGATGAATTGCATCGCGAGATCTTCGATCTGCGTCGCCAGTTGCAAGCATAAGCCCCCAAGCGGGCAGAGGAGGGAAACCATGACTCAAACAGCAAACCAAGCCACCTATCCCATCGAATTGAAATGGGTGAACGGCATCGAGTGGGGCGAGATTGAACACCCGGATTATGGTCGGAGTTACATGACCTACTGGGACGGAGGGCCTTGCTACGACACCTACAGCGCCCCGTTGCTCCATGAAGATGGTAGCGTAACCGTTCTGCGATATTGTCACGACGAAGGAAATTGGGTCGATGAAATCAGCATGGAAGATTACGTCGAAGGCACCACCTACAAATTCGAATAGGAGGGAAACCATGAAGAACAAACTGAACCTCGCCGCCGTGATCGCACTGGTGGCGATGATGGTGGCAGTCGGGTGTGGTGCGCAGGCCAGCGCGGAGCAGAAGACGGTCTCGCGTTTCGTGTATGACGATGGGAGCGCCGCCTCCCTGAGAGTCGTCACAGACTCTTGGAGCGGCTGCAAGTACGCCCAGTCTACGATGACCAACAGCAGTAGCCTGTCGCCGCTCTACGGCACCGACAGCAAGCCGTTGGGGTGCGGGGAGGTGGCGAAATGATCCACGTACTCAAGCTCGTGCAACCGTACTTCGATGCGGTTGCCAGCGGACGGAAGACGGTGGAGTTGCGGAAGGATGACCGGGACTATCAAGTGGGCGACACGCTGGTCCTTCGAGAGTACGACCCGACGACAAATTCCTTCAGCGGCCAAGAGCTGGAACGGCACGTAACACACATCCTGTGCGGTGAGGGGTGGGGTGTGATGCACGGGTATTGCGCGCTGTCGATACGAGAAATTGGGGCATAGCCCAGAGGAGGGACAACATGTCCACTAAAGAGAAAATCTTCAAAAACTTCGGGCCTGACGTGCTCTGCGCTGTTGCTGATTGGCAGCAGCGCGGGTACGCGGTCTCGCACCCGCAATCCCGTCTCATCATCACCGCCGAGAAAACCGAACTTGTCGTCGAGAGCTGGCCCGGCACCACCGTCTGCGAACTTCGCCAACCGGTCGCAATCCGTCGCGAGGTATCCGCCCTACTGTTCGGCGAGTACGAGTCCGGCGCATCGGTCAAGACGGTAACGGCCATCAACGACCTGCTTGCGGAGGCGGAACGGCACCATCGGAAGTTGCCGGAGGAGATCCGCAAGACCTTCTCCCGTGAGTGGCGCGCGCTGATCGATCTCTTAGAAGGCGCGGGGTATGCGACACGGTGGATTTCCATTCCCGACGCGCCGCTTATCGCAGGTACGATTCGATTCGATAAAGAGCACACTTGCATCACGGCAGGCTGCTACCGTGGCGCTTGGCGAATCGGCATTGTCGGCGACTACCCGACCCTCCTGTATCGCCACCTCAGCACCGACCATGACAGCGAGGCGATCGCGGCAATCCGGAAGTGGATGGCCGAAGTGTCTGGACAGAAGGAGGGGGTGGCGTGAACCTGAACCCAGCAGATTGTTTTGGTGCCGGGCTTCTCGTCGGGTGGATATCGATCATCATATGCATGAAAGCGGCGACCCGATCTAAATCGAGGGGAGGTGTTGAGCGTGGCAAGGATGGGAGTTGAGCGAAACGAGGTCAAGATTTGCCCGATCACCGCGCGCCCCGTCGTCACCACACCGAAACCGCCTGACCTATACGGCCGGGTCGGTATCCAAGTGTCAGACGAAGTTGTGCTGTCGCGTGACTCACAGCCGCTGATCGATGCGTATGCAACGGCGATGGGGCGGGTTGAGTGGATCGGCAAGGACCTGCGGTGGATTGAGGTCAACGCGGGAATGCGGTTGACCTTCCATATCATCGAGTTCGACGACCCGGACAAGGACCCAGCAACGAAACTCCGGCGCAAGCTAGAAGGAGAGTCACGCGTCACGCTGCTCGCCTACGGCATGGACAAGCTGAGTGAGTTTTGCAGGGAGGCGCGAATTGCCTATTCGGGCACGAAGGCAGAAATGACGAACCGCTTGCTCGAATGGCGAGCGGGCGGGAAAGAGGCTTAGGAGGTGCGTGGCACATGTCGGTCGATTCGCAATACGAGGAGATAAAACGTCAGGTAGTCGCGGTGCTCACGGAGTACCCGAAGTTAAACGCGTACATCGCCGCGCAAGAGAGTATGGCAACAGGAGAGATCGTGAGAGCACCGGCGCATCTGTTCGGGTCGCACATCGAACACCTCGCTACCGTGGGGCGGGTCTACACGATCGGGATGGCCGAACGTAACGGCAGGCTGCAACACTCCAGCCGAGTGACGAAGACCGGCACACAAATCAAACGCTCGCCTCGCCGTCCTAGTGGCGTGACGAAATCTCAAGCCGAAAATTACTTCGCCGCTCAAAAGGCGGACGACAAAGAAGACCAAGATGCCCTGAACGAGATTGTCGAAATCTTCATCGGATTGGAGCCTCGCGGTAAGGATGGGGTCCTCGACCCGTTGACCGGTCGCACAGTCGTAACCAAAGAGCGAGCGATGTTAATGGCGACTGAGGAGGCCGCACGTCTGCGGTCGTTGAAAACAGGGATCGAGGATGCGTTAGAAAGGCTGAAGACGTATGCTCCGAGGTTGGTACTTCTGTTGCAGCTTCGATATTTCGTTGGGAAGACGACCGAGGAAGTGGCTGCAGAACTCGAAGTATCCCGCCGCCAGCAGGACATTCTCCACCGGAAGGCGATCACCGAAATGGGGCGTTTGTTGGGGATCGCATATTAAATAGAAGGAAGTGCGCGGAAGTTGCGCTAAAGTTGCGCAGGAATTTCGCCAATTTCTGAAAACACCGTGATATTATGTTAACGTGAACCACCTGTTTGGCACCCAGTGTCAGCGGGTGGTCTTTTGCGGGCACGACCCCTGCAGGCTACCAATCCTTGTCGCCGTAGCTCAGAAGGATAGAGCGCCCGCCTCCTAAGCGGAAGGTCGCAGGTTCGAAGCCTGTCGGCGACGCCACAAACCCAGACGAAAGGATGGATACCATGACTTGGACCTAGATGAAGCTCGCGGGAGTAGTTGAGCCTGCGCCCGTGAGCGACCTGCAAGAACACAAACGATGCATAGCCACTTCACAGGCATAGGTGTTTACCCGCCGCGCTTAACAGGACGCGGCGGTTCCTACGGGCC